GGATGAAGCAGGCCGTGCTCGCGGGCGCGCTCGATGCGCCGGGCTTTGCGCGCGGCGGCGCGGCGCGCCGTCGCCAGTACCTGCAGGTGAAGTGGATTCCACAGGGCTGGCAGTGGGTCGATCCGGAGAAGGAATTCAAGGCGATGCTGCTGGCGATCCGCGCGGGCCTGATGTCGCGCTCGGAAGCCATCTCGGCCTTCGGCTACGACGCCGAAGACGTCGACCGCGAAATCGCCGCCGACAACAAGCGCGCCGACGACCTCGGCCTGATCTTTGACTCCGACCCCCGCTACACGTCCAAGGACGGGGGCAGCGCAGAACCCAACCGCAGCGCGGTCGCCACCGACGAGGCCGACACATCCGGCAGCACGCCGACTGCCTGAAGGATTTCCCATGACCTTGCTGCCACATCTGGCGGCGCGCCTCTTTGGCGTGCCGCTGGCCATCCATCGTCCAAAACTTGACGTGATCCTGGCCGTGCTCGGGCCCCGGGTCGGCCTTGCCGAGCTGACCGCCGCTCCCGGCTTCACACCGCCGCCACGCGCCGCACCCGGATCACCCACCGGCGTGGCGATCATTCCGATCCACGGCACGCTGGTGCGCCGCACCATAGGGCTGGAAGCCGAGTCGGGCCTGACCAGCTACGCGGGCCTTACCGCGCAACTGGACGCCGCCATCGGCAATCCGGCGGTGTCGGCCATCCTGCTCGACATCGATTCGCCGGGTGGCGAGTCGGGCGGTGTGTTCGATCTGGCCGACCGCATCCGGGCGGCCAGCCAGATCAAGCCCGTGTGGGCCGTGGCCAACGACATGGCCTTCTCGGCGGCCTACGCGCTGGCGTCCGCCGCCAGCCGAGTGTTCGTCTCGCGCACCGGTGGTGTCGGCTCGATTGGCGTCATCGCGATGCACGTCGACCAGTCGGAGAAGGACGCGCAGGACGGCATTCACTACACCGCCGTGTTCGCGGGCGACCGCAAGAACGACCTCAACCCCCACGAGCCGATCTCCAGCGAAGCCCACGCCTTCCTCAAGGCCGAGGTGGGTCGCATCTACGGCCTGTTCGTCGAAACGGTGGCCCGCCACCGTGGGCTGGAGCCGTCCGCCGTGCGCGACACCGAAGCCGGGCTGTTCTTCGGGCAGGCCGCCGTGGCGATGGGCCTCGCCGACGCCGTCGGCACCTTCGACGACGCGCTGACCCAGCTGCTCGCATCCGTTTCCACCAACCCGACTCCGATGGCTTCGGCCAGGCGGGCGGGCTCTTTCTGCAACCACCCCCAGGAGTCATTGATGAATGATCGAACCGACCCCGCTGCTCTTGATCGGCCTGTTGCTGATCCTGCTGGCAGCGTTTCTCAACCGTCCGCCGCCGCCACCCTGAACGTGGCCGACGCCATCGAGATCGCGCAGACCTGCCAGCTTGCCGGTCGCGCCGACCTGATCGCGGGCTTCCTCGAAACCAACACCGCGCCCGCCAAGGTGCGCAGCCAGCTGCTCTCGGCCAAGGCCGATGCCAGCCCGGAGATCGTCAGCCGCATCGCGCCTGACGCCACCCGTCCCGCGCCCAGCAATCCGCTGATCGACGCCGCAAAGAACCTCGCGGCGCAGTCGTCCGCAATGAAGAAGGAGTTCTGAAATGCCCACCGTATTCACCGAGGCCATGAACCTGGGCGATCTGCTCAAGTTCGAAGCGCCCAACCTCTATTCGCGTGACCGCGCGACCGTCGCCTCCGGCCAGAACCTGCCGCTGGGCACGGTCGTCGGCATCGTGACCGCCACCGGCAAGGTCAAGCAGTTCGACCCCTCCGCCGAGGATGGCACGCAGGTCGCTGCAGGGGTGCTGCTCCAGCCTTGCGACGCAAGCGCCGCCGACCGCACCGACGGCCTGCTCGTCACCCGTCACGCCATCGTCTCCGATCACGCGCTCGCGTGGCCCGAGGCGATCACCTCCGCCGAGCAACTGGCGGCCATTGCCCAGCTCAAGGCGCTGGGCGTCCTCGTCCGCCAAGGAGTCTGACCATGCAGAACATCTTCGAGAACCCGGCGTTTTCGATGTCGGCGCTGACGGCCGCCATCAACATCCTGCCCAACAACTACGACCGACTGGCCCAGATGGGGCTGTTCGTCGACCGCCCACAGCGCTTTCGCTCGATCATCGTCGAGCAGCAGAACGGTGTGCTGACCCTGCTGCCGACGATGCCCGTGGGCTCGCCCGGCACCGTGGGCGTGCGCGGCCAGCGCAACGTGCGCTCGTTCCACATCCCGCACATCCCGCACGACGACGTGGTGCTGCCCGAGGAAGTGCAAGGCATTCGCGCCTTCGGCTCGGAGACGGAACTGCAGACCGTGGCGGGCGTGATGGCGCAGCACCTGCAGACGATGCGCAACAAGCACGCGATCACCCTGGAGCACCTGCGCTTCGGCGCGCTCAAGGGATTGATCCTCGATGCCGACGGCAGCGTGATCTACAACCTCTACAACGAGTTCGGCATCACGCCGCAGACCTTCACGTGGGACATCGCCGCGCACGACAGCGGCTTCGACGTCGGCAAGGCCTGCCGCGATCTGCTGCGCTACGTCGAGGACAACCTGCAGGGCGAACGGATGACCGGCATCCACGTGCTGGTCGGCAAGGACTTCTTCGAGGCGCTCACCACGCACGACGACGTCATCACGGCCTACGAGCGCTGGCAGGACGGTCAGGCGCTGCGCACCGATATGCGCGCGGGATTCAGTTTCTGCGGCATCACCTTCGAGGAGCATCGCGGCCGTGCGACCGCACCCGGTGGAACCGTGCGCCGCTTCGTCGAGGAGGACGAGGGCCACGCCTTCCCGCTGGGCACGATGGACACCTTCGCCACCTACTACGCGCCCGCCGACTTCAACGAAACGGCCAACACGATGGCGCTGCCGCTCTACGCCAAGCAGGAGCCGCGCAAGTTCGACCGGGGCACCGACCTGCACACGCAGGCCAACCCGCTGCCGCTGTGCCATCGCCCGCAGTTGCTGGTCAAACTGACGGTGGCGTGATGGCCTTGATCGAGCGTCTGTACCAGTCGGCCGCCAATGCGGGCCTGACGGTGCGTTGCCGCTGGGTACCTGCGGGCGGCGAACCCGCCCGAACGCAGCAGGTCGGGTTTTCCGCGCCGGACGACACCGTGTTCGACGGCCTGGCCTTGAACACCGACTACGCGATCACCTATCCGGCGTCGGTGTTCGTAGGCCTCGCGGCGCGCGACACCGTGGTGATCGGCGGCCTGACCTACCAGGTGCGCGATGTCCGGGCCGTGGCCGACGGCTCGGAAATGCGCGCCAAGCTCACAAGGCTCTGACCGATGGCTGCCCACTCGATCCGCGAACAGATTCTGCTCGCGGTGCTTGACGCTGTCCGCGTGCCAGTGGAATCGCTCGGGGCCACGCTGCACCGCTCGCCCACGGTGGCCATCAGTAGGGAGCAATCCCCGGCCCTGGTGTTGTTTCCCGAAGCCGAGCAGATCACCGAGCGCGCCAACGACCGCGTCACGCGCGAGCTCACGGTGCGCCTCGTGGCGCTGGCCCGGGCGGTACCACCCGCGTTCCCCGAAACCGAAGCCGACCGGCTGCTCACCGCTGTCCACGCCGCGCTCTTGGCCGACCGGAATCTGGGCGGCCTCGCCTTGGGCATCCGCGAACTGGACTGCGAATGGGACGTCGAGGACGCCGACGCGGTCGCCGCCTCGATTCCGGCGCGCTACGCGATCACCTACCGCACGCTCAACACCGACCTATCAACCAAGGGATGACCCCCATGACCCACATCGTCTTGAACCGCCCGCACACCCACGCGGGCCGAGCCTGCCAAGCGGGCGAACGGCTGGACGTGGATGGCGGCACCGCCGACTGGCTTGTCGCCAACGGCATCGCCCGCCACGACCGCCAGCCTGTCCCCGCGCCGCAACCGGAAGCTGACGGCACCCCTGTCGAACCCACCCGACCCATCACTACCCACCGCAAGGAATCCAAATCATGAGCACCTACGCATCGTTCCAGGGCCGCGTCTTTCTCGGCAAGCGCGATATCGACGGTTTTCCCATCGAAGTGCGCTCGCCCGGCAACGTGGCCGAGCTGAAGCTCTCGCTCAAGACCGACGTGCTGGAGCACTACGAGAGCCAGACCGGCCAGCGTTCGCTCGACCACCGGATGGTCAAGCAAAAGTCCGCCACGGTGAACCTCACCATCGAGGAATTCACCAAGGAGAACCTCGCGCTGGCCCTCTACGGCAACCACGTCACCGGCACCACCGGCTCGGTGACTGCGGAAACCATTGGCGGCGCGACGCCGGTCATCGGCGACCGCTACTTCTTCGCGCATCCGAAGGTGTCAGCGGTCGTCGTCACCGATTCGGCGGGCGCACCCGCGACGCTGCTCGCAGGCACCAATTACACCGTCGACAACGACTTCGGTGCCCTCCAGTTTCTGGATACCACCGGCTTTACCGCGCCGTTCAAGGCGGCCTACACCTACGGCGCGGCCACCGAGATCGGCATCTTCACGCAGTCGGTGCCGGAGCGGTATCTGCGGCTGGAGGGCATCAACACCGCGCAGGGCAACGCCAAAGTGCTGGTCGAGCTGTACCGCGTCGCTTTCGATCCGCTGAAGGAAATCTCCTTCATCTCGGACGAGTACAACAAGTTCGAGCTGGAAGGTTCGCTCCTGGCCGACACCACCAAGCCCTATGACGCGGTGCTGGGCCAGTTCGGCCGCATCGTGCAGCTGTGAACGAGGTGAGGCCAACCATGAGCGATCTGGAAACCCTCATTCCGCAGGCGGTGGAACTGGTGATCGACGGCGAGCCGCTGGCGATCAAGCCGCTCCGGGTCGGGCAGATGCCCGCCTTCCTGCGCGCGATCACGCCGGTGATGCAGCAGATTGGTGGCGACGGCATCGACTGGCTGGCGCTGTTCGGCGAGCGCGGCGACGACCTGCTGACGGCAGTGTCGATTGCCGTCGGCAAGCCGCGCGCGTGGGTCGACGAGTTGGCCGCCGACGAGGCCATCCTGCTGGCTGCGAAGGTGATCGAGGTGAACGCGGATTTTTTTACCCGGACGGTGATGCCGCGCCTCGACGGCCTGATCGCGCAGACCAGCGCAGTGGCGGCCACAGCGGCCACGGCTGGTTCGACACCGTCCAGTACCTGATCGCGCACGGTCACCGGCTGCCGGACGTCCTCGACTACACCCTGGCACAGCTGCGCGGCTTCGCCGCCGCCACGGCGCGAGAGGAGGCGGCGCATGACGCACGGCTGCTCTCCCTGATCGCCATCGGGGCGCGCGGCGATTCGCGTCACCTCGACCAGACCCTCGACAGGCTTCAAGACCGTGCGCATCTCGATCCGCATCGATAGCAAGGCCGCGCAGGCACAGTTGCGCCGTTGGGGCGGCGAGTTCCGCGACAAGGTCAAGAAGGCGGTCGCGCGTGGCATCGCCAGTGAGGCCGCCGATCTCAAGCAGGACGTTCGCAGCCACGTTGCAGGCCAGATGGCGATGGTCAAGAAGTCCTTCGTCAAGGGCTTCACCGCCAAGGTGCTGGACAAGGACAAGAACCGGCTGCCCGCGCTCTACGTCGGTTCGCGCATCCCGTGGTCGGGCATCCACGAACGCGGCGGCGTGATCGGTGGCCGGATGTTGATCCCGTTGCACGGGCGCATCGGCCGCAAGCGCTTCAAGGCCCAGATCGCCGAGCTGATGCGCGGCGGCAATGCTTATTTCATCAAGAACGCCAAGGGGAACCTCGTGCTGATGGCCGAGAACATCAAGGAACACGACCGGCCACTGTCGGGCTTCAAGCGCCGATACCGCAAGGCCGAAGGCATCAAGAAGTTGAAGCGCGGCGCGGACGTTCCCATCGCCGTGCTGGTGCCACGCGTGCAGCTCAAAAAGCGCCTGAACATCGAGCGCATGGTCGCCGGTCGCATCCCGCGCTTGTCGGTGGCTATCGAGAAGCAGTTGCGGCAGGTGGACTGACGTGGCAAACCGGATTTCCGTCCTCGTTGCGTTGGAAGGTGCCGACGAGGGGCTCAAGCGCGCCATCAACTCTGCCGAGCGCAGCCTCGGCGGCTTCGGTGCCAGCGCCAAGACCGCGAGCGACAAGGCTGCCGCCGGGGTGGCCGAGGTCAAGGCCGGGATGAATGCCTTCGGCGATCAGGTTGCCAAGGCCAAGACCCAGCTTCTGGCCTTCCTGACCATCAACTGGGCGGCGGGCAAGCTGCAGGAGATCGTCCAGATCGCCGATGCGTGGAACATGATGTCCGCGCGCCTGAAGCTCGCCACCGCAGGGAGCCGCGAATATACGGTCGCGCAGAAGGAACTGTTCGCCATCGCCCAGCGCATTGGCGTGCCGATCCAGGAAACCGCCACCCTCTACGGCAAGCTGCAGCAGGCGGTGCGGATGCTGGGCGGCGAGCAGAAGGACGCGCTGTCGATCACCGAAAGCATCTCGCAGGCGCTGCGTCTGTCTGGCGCGTCGGCCACCGAGGCGCAGTCCTCGTTGCTGCAGTTCGGTCAGGCGCTGGCCTCGGGCGTGCTGCGCGGCGAGGAATTCAACTCCGTCGTCGAGAACAGCCCGCGTCTGGCCAAAGCCCTGGCCGACGGCCTGAACGTGCCCATCGGGCGGCTGCGCAAGCTGGCCGAGGAAGGACGGCTCACCGCCGACGTGGTGGTCAACGCGCTGATGAGCCAGAAGGACAAGCTGGCCGCCGAATACGCGCAATTGCCACAAACCGTCGGCCAAGCCTTCACGCGCCTGTCGAACGCCTTCGGGCAGTGGATCAGCAAGCTGGACGAATCCACCGGTTTCACCAAGAAGCTCGCCGAAGCGCTGACGTGGTTGTCGGAAAACCTCGACACGGTGATGAAGTGGCTGGGGCGTATCGCCGAAGTGGGCCTTGCGGTGCTGATCTACCGCCTGATCCCGGCGCTGATCATCGCGTGGCAGACAGCGGGCGCGGCGGCGGTGACGGCGGCCAGCACCACGGCGGCGGCGTGGGCAGCGGCGAACCTGTCGCTGTCGAACGCCATAGCCACCGTCGGCAAGCTGCGGGTGGCCTTTGCCGTGCTCGGCGCGGCCATCGTCGGCTGGGAGATCGGCACCTGGCTGTCGGAGAAGTTCGAGATTGTCCGCAAGGCAGGCATCTTCATGGTGCAGGTGCTGATGACGGGCATCGAGCACCTGCGCTTTCGCTGGGAGGTGTTCGCCGCGATCTTCACGTCGGACACCATCGCCGAGGCCACCAAGCGCCACGCCGAACGCCTCACGGAGATGAATCGAATCTTCGCCGAGATGTACGCCGATGCCTCTGAGGGCGCGAACGCGGCCAAGGGGGCGATGAACACCGCCGCGACCGCCGCCGAGGAGATCGCCAAACGGTTAGAGGCTGTGCGTCAGGGCACGCAGGAGGCAGTCGGTCGCGGCATCGAGGCGGTTCACGCCGCGCTGGAGAAACTCAAGTCCCGGCTGGGCGAGGTCGAACAGGCGGTCGGCAAGGCCCAAGGGGTGGTCAACGATGCCACCGCCAAGATGGCCGAGGCCTACAAGGGCTTCACCGCCATCGTTGAGGCCAATCTGCAAACGCAGATCACGGCGGTGAAGGCGCGCTACGAGCAGGAGAAGGCAGAACTGGAGCGCACCCAGCAGTCGGAAGCCGCCAAGATCACCAAGTCCACGCAACTGCTCACCGAAGCCCTGACGCAACAGACCACGCTGCGCCGTCAGGCCACGACCGACACGCTGCAACTGATCGACCAGGAAACGCAGGCGCGCAAAGAGGCCGCAGCCCGCCAGGGCGCGACCGAAACGGAGCGCGCGGCCAACGTGCAGCGTGTTGAGAACGACATCCTCGCCACCAAGCGTCAGACGCTGGCGCAGGCGCTGGGCGAATACCGCCAGCACATCGACGCGCTCAACGCCGAGGCCAACCGGCATCTGGCGGAAGTGCAGCGCATCGAGGAGGCCAAGCGCCAGTTGTCGATGTCTACGGAGGAGCGCATCCGCGACATCCGCCGTCAGGGCATGACGGATTACGAGGCGACCGAGGATCGGAAACGCCAAATCGCTGAGATGCAAGAGCAAGCACGCCGGGCGCTTGCCAACGGCGAACTGGAACTGGCGCGACAGCTTGCGCAAAAGGCGATGGACATGGCCGCTCAGGTGGCCAGCGCCCAGACCAGCGAGGCCAAGCGCGGCGAGGAAGCGCGCAAGCAGTCCGAACAGGCGGTGTCGCAGGTCACGCAGCTCGAAGCGCAGTCGCGCGAAGCCTATCGTCGGCAGGAATACCAGCAGGCCACCGATCTGATGCGGCAGGCCGACCAATTGCGCGCCGAGCTGGCGCAGAAGTCCAAAGAGGCCGATGCGCAGGCCGCGCAGGGCAAGCAAGGCGTGCGCGACGCCATCGACCGCATCCGCCAGTCCGAGGAAATCCTCAACCAGACGCTGGATGCCGAGGCCAAGGCGCACCAGACCGCCGCACGCGAAGCGCTCAGCGCGCGTGACCAGATCCGCCAGACCCTGGAGCAGACGCAAACCCAGATCGACCAGATCACCGCCAAGCTCAAGGATGGCCTGAAGGTCACGCTGGACGCCGACACCGAGCGATTCGACAAGGCCATCGCCGATCTCGACAAGGCGCTGGCCGAGAAGGAGTACCTGCTCCAGATTCAAGCCGATCTGCAGGAAGCGGAGAAGAAGCTCAAGGAATACGAAGCGCTACTCAAGGAAGGCAAGACGCTGCCGGTCGATGCCGACGTGTCGAAGGCCAAGGAAGCGCTCGATAAGCTCAAGGTCTACGCCGACCAGAACGCACAGTTCGAACTGAAGGTGGCGACCGAGAAGGCGCAGGCCGCGATCACCAACGTCGACGGAATGATCAAGGCGCTGGATCGCATCCAGACCGAATCGCGCCACACCGTCAGTCACAACGCCGACGCAGCACGCTCCGAGATCATGAGCTTGAACGGGGCCAACACCAGCAGCACGCACACCATCTACGTGACCAAGGTGGAGACAAACGCCACCGGCGGTCTGGTCGGCGGTGGCGTGCGCCATTTCGGGGAGGGTGGCGCGGTGGCTCCGGCGTTTCCCCGGTTGACGGGCGGTTCCGTGCCGGGTTCCGGTCACCACGACACCGTGCCGCGCACCTTGGAGGCCGGTGCGTTCGTGATCCGCAAGGCGGCGGTGCAGAAGTACGGAGCTGGGCGCTTGGCGGCCCTGGCCCGTGGCGTAGCGCATTTTGCGGTCGGAGGTTCCGTGCGGACGTCTGGCGCGAATCGCTCGCAGGGCCGTGACCCGCTGCCCAGCACGCCAAAGAAAAACCGAGACGTCGTCGAAGCCGAAAAAATGATCGAACTGGGCTTGCAGGGCCTGCGCGAGTACTTGTCGTGGTCGCAAACCAAGTTCGGCGGCAGTCTGGATGCCACCTGGAAGACGTTTCAGCTTTGGAATCCCACGGCAGCGAAGGACAGGACGGCCCTTCAAGCGATGGTGGATCGCAAGACCTTGACCGCCAACGAGCGCCAGTCCCTGGAGCAGATCAAGCAGCGTTGGCGCTTTGCGATGGCCCAGCCCATGGCCTACGGGAAGGATCTGGAGCGCGATCTGATCGACTACATGGAGAGCTTGGAAGGCCAGTTCCTCGCGCGCGGCGGCCTGGCGAAGTCCGACACCGTCCCGGCGATGCTGACCCCCGGCGAGTACGTGGTGAACAAGGGAGCCGTCGCCCGTTTCGGCGCAGGCTTCTTCGAGGCCATCAACAACCTGAGCGCTCCGGCGCACGCACTGGCCGGACGCGCGATGGCGGGCATCCAGGGCTTTGCCTCGGGCGGTCTGGTGCAGCCCGCAAGCCGCAGCCTGCCACGTCCGTCGTTCTCCGAAAGCACGCCCACCCGCACGGTGCGCGTGGAGCTGGCGGCCGGAGCGCAGAAGGTCAACGCCACCGTGGATGCGCGCGACGAAGCGCGCTTGCTGCAACTGCTGGACGCCGCCCGCGCCCGCACTGTCTGAGATTCCCTGATGCAACTGAAGAACCTCGCTTCCGGGGTGGCTTTGCCATTGCCCGACGACTTGCTGTGGGCGGACGAACACGCGTGGTCGCCTGCGGTGGCCAGCACTTCCTACCTGATCACCGGGGCCTTGCTGATCCAGTCGGCCACCCGGCAGGCAGGACGCCCGATCACCTTGGTGGGCGCGCCCGACATGGCGTGGGTGACGCGCGCCACGGTCGAGCAACTGCGTGCGTGGGCGGCGCTGGCAGTGAGCGAAGCCACGGGCCGCTTCGAACTGACCCTCACCGATGGCCGCGTGTTCACGGTCGCCTTCCGTCACGCGGACACCGCCATCGAAGCCGAACCGGTGATGGGTTTCCCGGCGCGTGCCAGCACTGACTTTTACCGACTGACCCTTCGATTCCTGGAGATTGCCTGATGCCCATCCAATCCGGCGACGTGAAACTGCTGAAGTCCGCCGTGATGGCCGATGTGCCCGAAGGCGGCAACGCGCCCACCGGCCTCGTGATCGCCGACGGCGTCTCCAACGCCATCTTCCCCGACATCTCCGAGCTGGATCGCGCCGGGGGCCGCGTCAATCTGCGCAAGACCTTCGTGCAGGTGGCCACCGACGACACCGACACCTACTTCGGGGCCAACGTCATCGTAGCCGAGCCGCCGCAGGACGAGCGCGTCAGCGTCACGTTGTTTTCCACCAAGAAAACCTTCGACACCCGCGAGCAGGCGCAGACCCGCATCGAGGCCTACCTCAACAAGGGCCCCGAATGGGCGGGCTACCTGTTCGAGAACCACATCGCGGGCCAGCGTGTAGTGCAACTTTTCCAGCGCCTTTCCGATGCCGTGCCCAACGTCGGGCAGACGCTGGTCTTGATCGAGAACGAGGGACTGCCAACGCAGAAGGAGCAGTACGTGCGCGCCACCGCCGTCTCGGTGGTCGAGCGCAGCTTCACCTACAACACCGATCAGGACTACAAGGCGGCGGTCGTCACCGTCGCCATCAGCGACGCGCTGCGCTTTGATTTCACGGGCTCGCCCGCCAGCCGAACGTTCACGCGGGCAACCAACAGCACGAAAACGCGCGACACGGTGGTGGCCGACGCGGGCACCTACGTCGGCGTTGTGCCGCTGACGCAGGCTGCCAATGTGGGCGACTTCACCATCAAGGGCGCGTCCATCTACACGCAGCTCGTGCCCAGCGCCCAGACCGAGACGCCGATCTCCTTCGTGCCACCCTACGCTGCAGCAGGTTTGCCGGTACCGGGTGCGGCACCCGTGAGCTATACGGCCAGCCACGCCTGGAACACCAGCATCAAATTCAACCTGCCGGGCGGCTGCCTGCCGGGGTCGCTGTCCATCGTCACCGATGGCATCACGATCTTCGACGATGCGGGCCTGCTCAAGACCGCCAGCGGCACGCTGGGCACCATCGACTACGCCAACGGCATCCTGAGCCTGAACTCCGGCTCGATGTCCAACAGCAAGGCCATCACCTACACACCTGCTGCACAACTGCAGCGCGCGCCGCAAAGCGCGGAGATCGCGGTCACGCCGGAATCGCGCAGCCAGTCCTACGTCGGCACCGTAAATCCGGTGCCGCAACCCGGCACGCTTGCCATCAGCTACATGGCGCAGGGCCGGTGGTACGTACTGTCGGATGGCGGCAATGGCTCCCTCAAAGGGCTGGATGCCAGCTACGGCGCGGGCACTTTCAACAAGAACACCGGAGCCTTCGTCGTGACCTTGGGGGCACTGCCCGACGTGGGCTCCTCGCTGATCCTGACGTGGAACGTGCCGACCCAGGAAACGCAGCAGCCAACTGCCGCCCTGAAGGCATCGCAGGCCCTGCAGCTTGTCCCGCCCGAAGGCAAAAGCGTTCAGCCGGGCACGCTCACCATCACCTGGCCACACGAGAGCGGCACGGGCACGCGCACGGCGTCCGCCGCCATGTCTGGCGAGCTCAGTGGTGCTGCAACCGGCAGCCTGAACGTCGCGCAGAACCTCTTGAGCTTTGCGCCGAATGTCCTGCCGCCAGTCGGCGCACTGCTGACCGTGGACTACGTTGCGGGCCCCAAGCAGGAAGACAGCTTCGCGCACCCCTCGCGCGACGGCCAGGGCAAGGTGCCAGTGACCGCGAGCCTGGGCTCCATCGAGCCGGGTTCGCTGGAAATCGAGTGGAACACACTGACGGACACCGCCGTGCTCGGGGTCTACACGCTGCAGCAGATTCAGGCGATGGGGCTGGGTCTGTGGAACGGGGTCGATCCCACGCAATACGCCCGCGACGATGGTGCGGGCAATGTGCTGCGCGCAGGCCAAGTCATCGGTAGCGTCAACTACGCCACCGGGGCGGTGCAGTTCCAGCCCGACGTCACAGTCAAGATTCCAAGTCCCGTCTACGGGGCGCAGCGCCTTGGCTGGGCGTCGGGCGTGGGCCAGATGTTCCGCCTCAACTACGGCGGCATCAACTACGTGGATGCGCCGTCGCTCTACCCGAACGACGAGTCCGGCTACGTCAAGCTGCGCTACAACAGCGCGGGCTCGACCAGCAACCACAGCGAGACGTTCGCGTTCAGCCCATCGTTTCGGTTGGTGCCCGGCGTCAACGCGCAGGTGGTGACGGGCACGGTGTTGCTGGCCATCGCGGGCAGCCAGCCCTGGGGTGACAACGGTCAGGGCACGCTGCGCGAATTCACGCCCAGCGGCTGGGTCACGCGCGGCACCATCAACTACCTCTCTGGTGCGGTGACGCTCACCTCGTGGTCGGCGGGCGCGACCAACAGCATCACGCGCGCCAGTTGCGTGACCACTGTGGGCGAGAACATCTCCAGTGAGTACGTGTTCCGCACCGGTGCTGCGCCACTTCGCCCAGGATCGCTCTCCATTCAGTTCGCCCGCGCGGTGGGTGGAACCCAGACCGTGACGGCAGGCATCGACGGCACGATCACCGCGTCTGGCGTCATCGGCAGCGTCGATTACGACACTGGCCTTGTGCGAGTGCGGTTTGGCACCGTGGTCACGGCGGCGGGCAACGAGAGCGAGCCGTGGTTCGATGCCGAGAACGTGCGGCCAGACGGCAAGATCTTCCGGCCGGAGCCGGTCGCGGCCTCCAGCCTGCGTTACAGCGCCGTGGCCTACAGCTATCTGCCCCTGGATGCGGCGTTGCTGGGCATCGACCCGGTACGCCTGCCCAGCGACGGGCGTGTGCCGATCTTCCGTCCTGGAGGCTTCGCCGTCGTCGGCCACACCGGTCGCATCACCGCCTCGGTCAGCAACGGCCAGACCATCGATTGCGCGCGGGTGCGTCTGTCGCGCGTGCGTGTGGTCGGCCACAACGGCGTGGTGATCCACACAGGCTACGTTACCGATCTGGAAGCAGGCACCGTCACGTTCACCGACGTGACTGGCTACAGCCAGCCAGTGACCATCGAGCACCGCATCGAGGACATGGCCGTGGTGCGCGACGTGCAAATCAACGGCGAGATCAGCTTCACGCGCCCGCTGACGCACGCCTATCCGCTGGCCAGTCCCGGCGATCCGTTTTCTGGCAGTTTCGTCTCCAGTGCGCTGGTGGCCGGCGACCTGTTCGCCCGCGTGAACCTCGTGTTCGACCAGAGCACCTGGAACGGCAGCTGGTCGGATGAACTGATCGGCAGCGCCGCCACCGCCACCTTCAACCACACCCAGTACCCGATCACGGTCACCAATCGCGGGGCGCTCACCGAGCGCTGGGTGGTTCGGATGACCAACAGCACATCGTTCGAGGTCATCGGCGAGAACGTAGGTGTGATCGCCACCGGAAATACCAGCGCCGACTGCGCCCCCAGCAACCCGGCGACCGGCGTGCCGTACTTCCGTCTGCCCGCGCTCGGCTGGGGCAACGGCTGGGCCACCGGCAACGTGCTGCGCTTCAACACCATCGGCAGCCAGTTCCCGGTCTGGGTGGTGCGCACCGTCCAGCAGGGGCCCGAATCCGTGCCTGACGACCACTTCACGCTGCTCATTCGCGGCGATGTCGACACCCCCTGAGCACAAGGAAATCAGCAATGACCGACCTCACCGTCAAATTCTTCAACAGCGGGATGACGGGCGCGCCGCAGATCGCCAACAACTGGGGCGATCTTGTGACGATGCTCGACGCCTGCATCGTCAACGGCTTCGCGCTCAAAGCCATCGACACGATGACCTTCGCTGATGGCATCGCCACGGCCACCATCAGCGCGGGCCACGCCTATCGGCTCGAGCAGGTGCTGGAGATCGCTGGAGCCGACCAGCCCGAGTACAACGGGCAGTTCCGTGTCATCGCCACCACCGCGACCACCTTCACCTTCGCGGTGACCGGCACGCCCGTGTCGCCCGCGACCAGCGCCACCAGCCTCTCGGCCAAGGTTGCGCCGTTGGGCTGGGAGAAAGCGTTCGCGGGAACTGACAAGGCGGCCTACCGCAGCAAAAATCCGGCTTCGCCGCAGAACCTGCTGCTGATCGACGACAGCCTCAAGACGCCCGGCTACACGACGACGTGGGCCAAGTGGGCGAATGTCGGCATCGTCGAAGGCCTGTCGGACATCGACACCATCGTCGGCGCGCAGGCCCCGTTCGATCCGAACAACCCGACGCAGAACTGGAAGCAGGTGCAGGCCAACCAGTGGGGCTGGCACAAGTGGTACCACGCACGCCAGACCGGCTATGACACTTACGGCGACAGCGGCGGCGGCGGCCGCAACTGGGTACTGGTAGGCGACGACCGGTTGTTCTTCCTGTTCGTCTCCAACGCCGCCGGGTACGGCTGGTACGGGCGCAACAGCTACTGCTTTGGCGATATCGAAAGCTTTAAGCCGGGCGACAACTACGCCACTGTGCTGTGCGCCGACGATCTGTACTGGAGCAACAACAACCACTACCTCAGCTACCCAGGCCAATACAACGGATACGGGATGGCCTCGTCGCTCGACTTCGCGGGCAAGGTTCTGCTGCGCAGCCACACCCAGCTCGGCCACCCAGTGCGCTTTGGCATCACATCGCTGAACACCAACAATGGCCAGCAGATCTGCGGGCGCGGGCCGATGCCGTTCCCGAACGGGACGGACTACAGCCTGTGGCTGCTGCCGACCTACGTGCGCGAGGAGTCGGGCCATATGCGCGGCCTGATGCCGGGGATGCTGTGGATGCCGCAGGATCGTCCGTACTCCGATCAGACCATCGTCGACAACGTGGTCGGTCAGGCGGGCAAAAAGTTCCTGCTGGTCAGGACGCAGTACAGCTCGGAAACCGAGGGCGCGCAGATCGCCTTCGACATCACCGGGCCGTGGAGGTAAGCCATGGCGTGGTGGGACAGCGTGGCGTCCTTGACGCCGGTCGCGGCGTGGGATGCGCTGCACTTCTCGGGCGGGCAACTGCAGGATCAGATCGGCAACAACGCGATCACCGTGCAGGGCGACGTGGCCACGCCATTCCCGCTGTACGGACTGTACGGCCAAGACAAGCCCTGGCCGCTGGCGACGCCGCTGTCCTTGTCCGGCGAGTTCGTGCTGATGGGCTTCGTGATGCACGTCAGTCGCGGGTTGGTGTTCTACAAGGCCCTCGCCGACAGCAGCAGCTACTTTCTGGATCAGGAATCCAACGGCTCGATCTACCAGTACGCCAACGGCACGGGCGGCGTGGTGGGCAGCGGGCCCGCCTGGGCGACGCCGAAGTTCATGGCGCTGGTGGTCACCCCGGCCACTGCCCGCGTCTACATCAACAACGACTGGGCGGGCGCGGCCTTCGCGCGTTCGTGGGTGGCGGACACCGTGGGTGGCATTGGCTATTACGCCGACGGCTACGAATACAACCTCGGCGGCAGCGAGCGCTTCTTTGCGGCTGGATTGTGGTCGGGTGCCGCAAGCCTTGCCGATCTGCGTGCGCTGGAGACCGCCTGCCGGGCCGCGCTCGCGGGCCCACCGGTTGGCGTGCATTCCGCTGCCTTGGCCCGCTGGCACAGCCCGAACACTGAACTGTGGAGCCAGCCAGGCAGCTACCCGCGCCGGGTTCGAGCTGTGGCCAGCGCGCGCCGAGACATCTATTTCGGCGGCAACGGCCAGATCACCGGCACCGTCAAGGAAAAGGGCCAACCGGATCAGCCGCTGGTGCGGCAGGTGCTGCTCTACAGCGAGAACACGCACACGCTGGTGGCCGACACGTGGTCGGATGCTGCGGGCAACTACCGCTTCAAGTGGCTCGACCCGGCACAGCGCTACACCGTGATCAGCACCGACTACCGACAGATGTACCGAGCCGTGATCGCGGACAACCTTCGCCCGGAGGCGATGCCATGACCGTCGCCATCACCCAAGAGCACAACGAGGCGCGGCTGGCGGGCACGCTGTCGTTTCTGGATGCGGGCAGCAACCCCGCGCGCCTGCGCATCTACGGCGGGGCGCGGCCGCCCAATCCGGCTGCGACGCCCACCAGCGCGATGCTGGTCGAGATTGCGCTGACCAAGCCCGCAGGCACTGTTTCCAACGGGCTGCTGACGCTCACGCAATCCGAGGATGGCCTGATCACGGCCACCGGCATCGCCACGTGGGCGCGGCTGGTCAATGGCGACGAGGTGACTGCCCTCGATCTCGATTGCAGCGGTATCGATGGCGCGGGAGACGTGAAGCTCGCCAGCACCAATCTCTATCTGGGCGGCGATGCCCGGATGGTGTCGGCCATCCTGGGGTGAGCAATGCCAGCGAATTCCGGGCAGAACGTCGACCTGCTGTTCGACCGGCCTGCCGCCACCGACGCCGATCTGATCTTCGGCGCGGACTACGTGCCGCCGCGCAACGATGTGGCGGTGCAGGCCACGCTGCCTTTGCCGGTCGCCAGCATCCACTTCATCCCGCCCGCGCGGCTGGACGTGCTGGCCGCTCTGCCGGGCTTGACGGTCAGCACGCTCATCCTGCGCCCCAGCGTGCCGCTCAACGTCGGCGCAGCCAGCCTGCCCGGCGTGGTGCTCACCGGCGAGGTGCGTTACGCCTCGCGCACGCAGCGCCCCACGGTGGGCCAGACGGCGCACGAGTGGCAACAGGCCGCACAGACCGAAGAGGGCGCGACACAGGGCCAACAGGACGCCGCTGCGACCCCAGCAGGCTGGGGCGCGGTCTGGCAGCGTGCGGAGCGCTCGATGCAAGGCATCGCGCACCGGCTGCCGCCGGTCTTGGTCGCCGCGCCTTTGCAGCGGCGCACGGGCCAGCAGCAGGCGACCCGCTTGCACGGCGCAACTGGGTTTCTCCACGAGGACGCGACGCCCATCGCGCAGATCCGCGTTGGCGTGTTTCAGAACGCCACCCGCCTGCGCGACGCCACCCGCTTTGCGCATCAGGACGGTGACCGTACCAAGCGCGCCGGGCGGTCAGCGTTCTGGGAGAACGCCCGGCTGCTGACCCAGCGCCAGAGGACGGACTTCCAGATCGCCAGCCGCCGCCCTGTGGGTTGGCGTGGTCGCTACCAAGACGCTATGCGCCCGCCACCGGGCATCAGCGTCTGGATCGTGCCCGAGCCACCCGATCCGCCGCGCTGCTACACGCCCAGCAGCCACCTGCTGTTTGCCGCGCTGGCTCCCGCCAGCGCGCACCTGCTGTTCATCTGCGAAAACCAAACCGAGCCGCCCGATGGCGAGCCGGTGGTCGTTCCCATCCGGAGGGTGTACTTCGTGATCAACAACGTGACCCTGCACCGACTGCCCGATGGCCTGCCGGTGCCGGTGTTCAATCTCTCACTGTCGCTGGATGCCGCGTCTTGGACGTGGGGGTTCGATGCGCAACTGCCCGCCAAGGCGGAAAGTCTGGTCGCGCCCGGCGATGCTTCCGGCCCGGTCGAATTGATGGCCAGCATAAACGGCACGCAGTTCCGCGTGCTGGCGGAAAGCATCAGCCGTGAGCGCAGCTTCGGTGACGCCAGCATCCGCGTCTCGGGTCGCGGGCGCAATGCCGTGCTGGCCGCGCCCTATGCGCCAGTGGTGAACTTCCAGCAGCCACAGGCGCGCACGGCCCGCCAGTTGATGGACGATGTGCTCACGCTCAACGGAATCCCGCTGGGTTGGAACATCGATTGGGGCCTCACGGACTGGAACGTGCCTGCCGGGGTGTTCGTCAAGCAGGGAACGTGGATCGAGGCTTTGGTCGCCATCGCCAGCGCGGTCGGGGGCTACCTGATCCCGCATCCCTCCGACCAGAGCATCCGCGTGCGACACCGCTATCCGGCAGCACCCTGGGACTGGGCCACCGTCACGCCCGACTTCGTGCTGCCCGTGGACGCCGTCGCCCGGGAGTCGCTGCGCTGGATCGAAAAGCCCGCCTACAACCGCGTGTTCGCATCCGGCCAAGACGTCGGTGTGCTCGGGCAGGTCACGCGGGCTGGCACGGCAGGAGATGTACTGGCTCCGATGGTGGTCGATGCCCTGATCACCGAGGCGGCTGCGGCGCGCCAGCGTGGCATCGCCGTGCTGGGCGACACCGGGCAGCAGATCGAGGTCAGCCTGCGCCTGCCGGTACTGGCCGAGACGGGAATCATCGAGCCGGGGGCCTTCGTCGAGTACCAAGATGGCAGCGTCACGCGCTTGGGCCTCGTGCGCTCGACGCAGGTCGAAGCCGGGATGCCCGAGGTCTGGCAGACGCTGGGGGTGCAGAGCCATGCATAACCTCTACGAACAGTTCCGCCAGCTCATCCCCGACCCGCCGCTGCAGGCGGGCACGGTGGTGGGCGTCGGCTCGGGCGTGGTCACCGTCGCCTTGCCCGGTGGCGGCCTGATCCGCGCACGCGGTAGCGCCGCCATCGGCCAGAAGGTGTTCGTCCGTGACGATGCCATCGAAGGCGTCGCCCCCAGCCTCACGCTGGAGATCATCGAGATCTGAAACCCAACTTCCGCTCACCCCCGAACCCGCCTTGGTGCCTCGTGCATCGGGCGGGTTTCGCATTTCTGGAGACCCGCAATGACCGAAGAAAACCAACCCGCCGCCCTCGTGGAAAACATGCTCCTGCTGCACAAGGAGGACTTCGACGATCTGCTCGAACGCGCCGCCGAGCGTGGAGCCGAGCGCTGCCTCGCGCATCTCGGCATCGAAAACGGTCACGCCGCGAAGGACATCCGTGAGCTGCGCGACTTGCTGGAAGCGTGGCGCGATGCGCGTCGCACGGCGTGGCAGACTACCATCAAGGTCGTGACCACGGGCATCCTGGCCGCGCTGCTGGTCGGTGCCGCCCTCAAGTTGAAGCTGATGGGAGGCGCGCCATGACCGTCAAGCCGAAACTCTCTCTGCTCGACGATTGGCGGCGGGTCGCGCGCCGTGCCTGGAGCATTCGCCTGTCCGTCGTTGCAGCCATCTTCACGGCGGCCGAGGTCGTGGTGCCGCTGTTCGGCGACGTGCTGCCGCGTGGCGTGTTCGTGCTGCTGGCCTTCAGCGCCAGCATCGGCGCGGCCATTGCGCGCTTGATCGCACAGCCGGAGATGCGCCAATGATCGGGCCGCCGCAACGCCGGACAGTGGCCGCGCTCACGCTGTCCGCTGCAGCGCTGGTCGGCATCGTGCTGCACGAGGGCTACGCCGAAGGCGCTGGCTCGGGCGCTCACCGATGTGCAGCAGTTTGAGGGTGCGCTCAAACAATGCGTAACCGTGCCGCTGGCCCAGCACGAGTACGACGCCCTGGTGAGCTTCTCCTACAACGTCGGCAGCCGCGCATTCTGCCAGTCCACGCTGGTCAGAAAACTCAATGCCGAGGACTACACCGGAGCTTGCGCCGAGCTCCTGCGCTGGCGCTTCTTTCAGGGCAAGGACTGCGCGCTGCCCAACAACGCGCGGCTGTGCGGCGGGCTGGCCACGCGGCGGCAGGCCGAGTACCGCCAATGCCTCGGGGATGCTGCCCCATGAGTCTGATCCCTTGGCCGTACCGCCTACTGGCCTTGGCTGCGCTGGCCGTCGCGCTGATCGGCTTCGGATGGGTCAAGGGCGCTGGCCACGTACAAGCGCAGTGGGACGCCGCCGCCCAGCAACAGACCCTGAAGGCTGCCGCCATCCGCCAGCGTCAGGCCGAGGCCACCGTCAAGGTCGTCACCCAGTACGTCGACCGCGTCCGCATCGTCCGGGAGAAGGGCGACACCATCATCAAGGAGGTACCCGTCTATGTGCCCGTTCAGGCCGATGCTGCTTGCACTATCAACCGTGGCTTTGTGCGCCTGCACGACGCTGCCGCAGCCGGTGAACTGCCCGAGCCCGCCCGAGATGCTGATGCAGCCGCCGCAGGCATTGCGCTCTCTGCCGTCGCCGGATCCGTTGCCGCAAACTACCAGACCTGCCACGAAAACGCCGAGCAACTGAGGGCGTTGCAGGCGTGGGTCACGGAAACGAGTGCAGCCCCGAAAAAGTAACTTGGCGCTGGCCAACTTCTGCCTTCCCGACACACCTCGATTCTTACGTCCAGACCTCGTCCAGATTCTTTGCCGCCAGCAGCTTCTCCCGCAGCGCGTAGCGGGACGATTGCATATTGACCTCGCTGTTCTCTGGGCGCGGGATCGGGACAATCGCAGTCGCTGGCCCTTTGAACTTGATCATGTACTTCCCGGTGTCGTTGTAAGGAAGGATGGCCTCGACCTCGGCAATATGGGTGATCGCTGCAACGGGAGCGACCTGATAGGCAGAGATGAACTTCAGCTTCGAGATGTGCTTCGCATTGATTCGAACGGCAAACCAGCAGTTCTCGTTCAGGAAGCGTTGCTTGAATCCTTCCTCGCGTGCAGGGACGACGATGGTGTCGAACTTGTCGTTCTCCGGACCAACTGGCTGCACCTGATCGTTCGGGTCTTCCTGCTTCGGTGGCGTGAAAGCGTTGATGCCGAGCATTGGCAGAATCAGCAACATGTCGGCAAGGAACGCCTGGGCCGTGGCCTTCGCAGCGGGGGCCATCGTCGGAGCCGTGGGGTTGTTCTTGTTCAGCAGAATGGCCCGGTCGTGCTTCTTGGCAAGCGCAACCAGCGCCGACTCCAGGTACTGGACTTCGGTTTTGCCGATCTTGTGGTTGCGGTCGAAGAAGTAGACGCCCCACACCCAACCTTCCTTGTTCGAGACGTGGTTTTTCAGCCGGTCACCAACGGGGTCGGCCTCGCCGATGTAGATCGTCTCTTCGGCGGCATTGCCGACAAGGATGTAGATACCGGCCTGCGAGAAGCCCGGCTCCTGCTTCAACAGATGGAAAAGCTCCTTGTTGAAGACGACGCCATAGCCCGACCAGTTCGACTTGTCGAGGTGACGAATACCCTCGGGGTCACCAGAAGTCGCAAACAACGTAATGGAAAATGGATGCATTGATTAACCCCAGGCTGCGCTCATCAGAGTGGCGAGATCGCGCCGCGACAGCACCTCGGTGAACTCGCGCCAGTCTTTTTCTGGTGGCATCATCGTGCCGGTGTAGCGCAGGTCAAAGCCCGTCGCGGTTTTCTGCGCGTTGATGTAGTCGTCCAGCCGCTCACCCAGTGTTTCGATGTCCTCGATCCACTCATCCTTGATGGTGTCCGGCAGCGAGCCGAATAGGTCGTAGCGGTTCTTCATCCGTTCGGACAGGCGTTCGTAGATCTTCTCGTCCACCGTCTGCTCGAACACGAGGTTAAGCATGTCCACGGTTTCGCGCCGCTGCCCGAAGCGTTTGATGCGGCCGATGCGTTGTTCAAGCCGCGTGGGGTTCCACGGCAGATCGATGTTGATCAGCGTGCCGAGGGTTTGCAGGTTCAAGCCTTCGCAGGCGGCATCGGTCGCCACCATGACGCGGATCTGGTGCTCAGCCACCATGCGCTTGAGCGTTTCGCGCTCGACACTCACGCTGTCACCACGCTGGTAGAGGCGACTGCGGCCCGCGCCTGCGTACAGGCCCACCGCTTCCTCGGGATAGCGGGCCGCCAGCGCATCGGCCAGCCACTTAGCGGTGTCGTAGTACTGGCTGAAGATGATGACGCCCAAGTCACGCCACTGCTCTTTGTCGAGGAAGTGGACGACGGCCTCCATCTTCGGGTCGGCCTCCAGTCGCTCTAGGCGGGCGATCAGGCGTTGCAGCACCTCGCGTTCCTCGCCCGTCTCAACTTTGACGTCACCTTCCTGCTCTTCGTCTTCCTCGTGCTCGGCATCGCCTTGCAGCAAGCGCCGGGCCGTCGCTAAGCCCGCGTGGACGCTGGAGCAGATGCGCTGCTCCATCAGGTTTTTCATGAAACCGCTGCCTTTACCGCGTTTGGCCAATGCCTTGCCGAACGCACGTGCTTCGCCGTAGGCCTGCCTGAAGTCTTCCGACGTGCGCAGCGCCTTGCCCTCGAACAAGGCATCGAAAGCGCGCTGCTCCGATACTTGCCCGCGTTCCGGATGCACGTCCACGCCGACGCGAGCCAGTAGCCCGGCATCTTCAAGCTGCTGGCGTTTGCGTAGCACGACATGACGTACCAGCGGGTTTTCGCGCTGGAACAGCGTGGCACCTGATATGCGGCGCTCCAGCTCCTCTTCCAGAATCTCCCGCGTTTCCTCCGTCAGATCGGCCAGCGAACGGTTGGTTTGCCACTCGCCGTTCTGCAATCCCAGGTCTTGCCGGATAGCTGAAAACAAGCGACGGGCGCGAGGCTCACTGGTTGATTCCATGCGCGGAAGCGGCGAGCGCAACAACTCCCACGCATGGGTGAGCGATTCGACCTCCACGCGGCCCGCGAGAATGTCGAGCACTTCGTCGGGTCGGTGCCACGGCGCTAGATCGTGGCCCAGCACGAAGCGGCCTGGGCCCTGGTGCAGGATGCCCAGCAAGTCCCATAGATCAGCAGGGTTGGTCTGAATCGGCGTGGCAGTGCCCAGCAGCACATGATCGGCACGGGCGGCGATCTCACGCATGAAGGCGAGCAGCTCGTTCGGTGTTCCGGCTTCCTTGCCGAAGCCCTGGCGGGTTCTGGCTTTGTGCGCTTCGTCGAGGATCACTACGCCGAAGCGCATACCGAGCAGGTGCTGCTTCTCCAGCGAGTCGCGCATCATCAAGCCGGTGGAGACAATGCCGATGCGCAACGGGCAATGGGCAATTTGCTCGCGCCCGGCAGGCGACAGCACTCGCTCGTCAGCATCCAGCCAGACTTTGCCAACGGTATCCCAACGCGCGGTTGGGATGCCCAGCTTGTCCAGCATTTCGGTCTGCCACTGCTCGGTCAGTGTGGCGGGAGCGAAGATCACCACCGGACGGCGTGGGCCATTCTCTTTATCCGCCAGCAGGCACAACGTCAACGCGGCGGTAGCCAGCGACAGCGTCTTGCCCAAGCCCACTTCGTCGGCCAGCAGCAGGCGCACCGTGCCGTACAGACGCTGATGGCGCAAGCACTCGGTTAAGAACCCCTGCTGCCACGGCTGTAACTGCTGGCCTTCGCGGTATAGCGGCGATTCAATCAGTGCCGCAGGGGCAAGATTTTCGTCATCGTCGATCTCGACGAACTCGATCTCACGCCGGTAGCCACGCCGATGTACCTCGCGGATTACGGCCTGCGGGAGGGGCTTGGCGGCGTTCCAGAGGAAGTCGAATTCTTCCTCGATCCACGCCACACCCTCCGGCGATTCGTCTTCCCACAGGATTTCATAGTGGCGCTGCCAGCCGTTTCGCGTCTCGTTCATCGACCCAATGAAACCCAGCCTACGGCCATCAGCCAGGGTAATCACACCTGCTTTGCCATGCACGAAACCGCAGATGTCGTCCGGTGCTATACGCACCGCCTGCCCATGCTTGGCGAGGAAGGCGTCCAGCCGCCGATAGCGTTCGCGGTTCAGCAGTGCCTCGGCCTCCAGGGCGCGCTCGTTCCAGCGGCCCAGCATCTTGCTCTCGCGCAGTTGCGCCACCTTCAGGTCGTCTGGGTGGATGTCCACGTTGCAGACGATCTTGACCTCGGGGATGTGCTCCAGCGCCTCGCCAGCCACTTCGAACAACGAGCTGGTGAAGTAGCCTGCAATGCGCTTGTAACTCTGCGCACCGGCCAGATGCTGCATCAGGAAGCTGGCATCCAGCCGATGGGTACGCGAAGAGAAGCGCCGGATGCCCATGGATCAAGACCTCAGTCGCCGAAGCGAAGATTCTTCAGGCGCGCGCCCAAAACCTCGGCGGCAGAGCGCACCTCAGGTTCGGGTGCTTTGCGCTCGATGAAAGTGAGCATGTCCACCAGCAGGGAGCGAACTTCCAGGAAGTCCGCCAGCTCGGCTCGCAGTTGTTCGACGATAACTTGCGCCTCGGTGTCCTTGAGCAGCTGTTGCAAAGCGATGATGAGCTGACCCAGCCGCGTCACGCCGATCTCGGTGGCATCTGTCAGATCACGCGAGGCGTATTCGCTTACGCGCTTGAGACGTGCGTTGTTGGGCCGCATGTCGCCCATCACACGGGTGTAGTCCGTTACGCGGAAGGCCTTAGCAAAGTTCTGGTAGTTGTCCAGCTTGCCCGCGCCTGCGGTTTCCATGTCCATCATTCGCAGCACAAAGCGTTCGATACCGGTGAGGCGTCCCCAGGCGTCGGCGGTGAGATCCTCGGGCACCAGCAGGCTGGATGCGGTTTCCGCTGCCTGCTGGACGATTTCGTCCACCACCGTGACTTCACCCCGTGCGCGCGGGCGCAGAGCGAAGGTGGTGACGTCCTCGTCTCCGATGCGTGTGTAGGCGGTCAGCACCTTGAGGGCTGCTGCATACCCAGCCATCTGCAAGTCGGAGTCTCCCCACACCGGCTCACCGTGATGGGCTTCCACGGCGTCGTTCAGGTGCATCATGGTTTCGATTTGCCGTGCCACTTCCTGCCGAACCGCTGGCAGCAGGCGCTGTTTGAAGCCGGTGCGCTCGCCTGCCGCACGCTTCTTGAGCATCAGGATGACGGTGCCCTGAACGTAGCCACCTTTCTTCTGAGCGGAATTGGTTTCAGTTGCAACATACCAGGCAGCAAATACTTGCAAACCTGCTGCCCAGAAAATACCGATCAAATCACCCCAAACAGCAGTGTCTTGGTGAGTAAACATCACGCATTGCATGCCGTTGTCGGGCATATGTTCGGCCATCGCTTTGTAGGCAGCGACCATGCCGCGCCTGAAGTCCTCGCCGGAGCCTTTTACTGCTAGCGCACGGCGAGAGTCCCATACCCATCCGTCGAAGGGTTTTGGCGGATTCCTGCGCAACCAAGCAATGAAAAATTCAGTGATTTCGTGGTAGTTGACAGCGTCGGCGTAAGGGGGGTCGGTTACGTAAATTTCCGCCTGAATTGAGTTGTCCGCTGCAGGACTTGAAGCTACCCGAGTCTCAACTTGTGCAATACCAGGCGCATCCCCAAAACCAATTATTGTGTGATTTTCCAGGTTGGGAACCGCACGTGCAGCGTAATTAAATAAAGTGTTTAGCGCTTGGTTGGAAAATGTATTGACTTGATTTTCATGTCGCGAAGAAGTTGCCCATCTGCACAAACGAGAATTCCATTCGTAAGACTTGGATTGAACAACAAATAGTGCGGAGATGAGGCTTTCATCTTCGATTAGGCTCAAGCTTTTTCTATAGGTATAGTAAAGCAGTAACTGGCGTGGATTAAACAAGTGATGCCAATGCGTCCAGCCCCGTTCACGAAATAAGCGCGTCGTCTCGTCACCTGGCTCGATAGCCATATTCGGCACTAGACCCTCGTCCTGCCAATGACGAAGATTAGCCGTAACAATACGTTCCACCTGCTGCTCACGCTGGTAGTCCGCATCAGTAGGTGCAGCAAAAAAGGTTTCTTGCCGTCCAGCGTCTAGCGTGTCTTTGGTAATCCACTGAACGCAGTAAAGCCGCTCTTGGAAAATGTCATCTTTCCGTGGTTTGAAGTCATCGGACGCCCACAATCTTAAGCGGTTTCCAGTGGTTCCATCTTCTTTTCGATAATCGCCGCGTAAGGTTTTTATGGACGTTCGGTAGGTCTTGCCGTCAAGCTGATAGACCATGTCGCCGTCTTGCTCGGTTCCTTGCCCAGCTGCCGCCATTTCATCCTCTGAGACATTGCTAATAACCTCAAAGGTGAACCGTTTGTTTTGGTGGTCTGGAGAGAGGCGCGCAATAACATTGCGCATTTTGGATATTACCCATGTGGGCGATATCGGAATCATCCATCCGGTTTCTGGGCAGCGGGCTTCAAGGCAGTACAAATAAGCCTTCGCCCGGTTACCATTGCTATCGTGCTCAACACCTAGGTCGATGACTTCTTTATCAACGGCCGCCGCTACTTTCCGCTGCGCTCGCTCAATTGCCAGCCGCCGCTCTGGCGAAGCACCGATGATATTGAATGCCCCCCACGTCAACATACAAGCGATTGGGTTAAGATCAGAAGCGTAGGCATCACAACCTATCCGCGCCGCCTCAAACGGGATCGAACCACCGCCACTAAAGGTGTCGGCCACGCGAGGACGATGTCCGTAGCGCAGGATGCCAAGTTGCTCAACCAACTCGGGAAGAGACTTCACATTCACGCCTAAGTGGGCGTAATGTCGATTGACATCTTCCCAAACTGGGGCATACAGCCATTCCTGATCCAACTCTTCCGGTCGCTTGCCAAGACTGGCCTTTTCCTCGTAGCTAGCACAGGTGGCCAGCAACTTGCGATAAATCACCAGCTTCTCGTCGTCACTCAGGCTGCGCTGCCAGCGCAGAGAGATGCCTTCTGCATCCGCGTCAAGTGGAAAGCGCATCCAGCGAACATCTCCACCTGTGACATCACCTCGCCTGAGCGTGGCCTTAAAGTAGTCCCACGGATTTTCGAGATGGATTCGCGCGGCAATCTCAGCTGGCGATACGGCGTTGCCGATCAACGCACGACGCGCCAAGCCCTCGTCGTCGAAGGCCATGAGTTTCTCGAAGATTGCAAGATCGGCCTGAGCGTCGTCGGTGGGCGGCAACAAACAGCCGAGCACAATTGCGCGCACCAGAATCAGAGGCTTGCGGCCTTTCCAGTAGGAGCCAAGTGCAGTAAGCGTTTGCCCTGCGCCGGCCTTGCGCTCTGTCTGCGATTCGACCGACACCTTCTGCGCGGGGAAAACTGTTTCGATCAGCGCGGGCGCATCTTTGAGTGCTAGTGGCGTGAGGGTTGTTGTTGTTCTTTGCATTACCTGATGAATCCTCAATGGGCCGATGCCACTTCGGGCGACAGCCAGCCGTGGGAGCGCAGCCGCGCTTCGGCAATGGCAAGCTGGCGTGGGGTGAACTGCTGCTTGCGTGCGTTCCAGCCATAGACCTGACGTTCCACGATCTCGTGCTGCGTGGCACCCTCGCGGCTCATCACCCAATGCACTGTGGCCAGGAGTTCTAGCCCGTAAGGCGACTCGAAGCCTTCGACCAGCTTGGTTACGCGCTCGAAGCGGGCGCGGCTGATGTCGTGCTGATCCAGATAACCCTTGGCGTCTTCCACCGCGCCGGGCACCAGAGTGAGCGGCTTGTCCGGCGCATCGCCGCCGTCGGCATAACCCGCGATCAAATGGCCTTCCACCGCCTTCAGCACATGGCGCAGGTTCTCGGCATAAGGGCCGTAGTGATGCTTGACGTACTGGAGCCGCAGCGGCTCACCAGCCTCCTGCATGAAGTACATCAGCTTGTGGACTTCCAGCAGGGTGACGAAGGGGTCGAGCAGGCCGCCAAGATAGCGCTGCATCAGCTCCACCAAGGCGGCGCGGCCCGCCGTCATTTTGGGCACCTCGCGCACGTGCGCCATCTTGTCGTTGGCCGGAGCCCCGTTCGGCTCAAACACCAGCACGCGTACTTCGGCAAGCTCCGCCAGTGCGCGCTCGATGCGTGGTCGCACCTCGTTCCAGTCCAGCCCGCCCAGGCCTGCGCCCAGCGGCGGGATGGCGATGGAGCGGATGCCCTTGTTGCGGATGACATTGACCAGATCGACAAGGCCCGCATCGATGTCTTCAATACGGCTCTTGCCGCGCCAGTGGCGCTTGGTCGGGAAGTTGATGATGAAGCGCGGCAATGTGAGCTGCCCCGTCTCAAAAACGAACATGCGACCAGGCTGCACGGCTTCGCGTTTGCAGGCGGCCTCGTAAGCCTTGAAGTTTTCGGGGTAGACGTTCTTGAACTGCAAGGCGATACCGCGCCCCATCACACCAACGCAATTGACGGTGTTGACCAGTGCGTCGGCCTCACACTGGAGGATGTCGCCCGAGGTGTACTCGATCATGGCTGTGCTCCTCTCATTCAGTAATACCAATCCGTTAGGACTTCGACCGCAGGCCGGTGTCCGTTCGCCGGAAGGGCGTTGACGACTTGGCCGTAAACGGCTGCTGATTTGACGCCGATGCGCTCGATCAAATGCCAGGGGAAGCGCTGCTCCAGGAGGAACTCGGCCTGCTTGCCTTCCTTGTGCGCCCGCCAGTCGCGGGCCTGCACGGCAGTCCAGTTGATCTCGTTCAAGCGCGCGAGGTCGCTACGGTCTTCGAAGAAGTACGAGCCCGCGTTCGACAGGGTGAATGCCCAGCGCGCAGCTTGCACGTTGGCCCACGCAACAACCGCGTTCAAGTCAGCTTCAAGATGCAGGATTGGCCCTTGCCCGCCGCGATAGGTCATCTCCGGATGGTTGCCCTGGTAGATCAGGTAGAGCATCACTGAGCGCGGGCAGAAGTAGAACGGCACGCAGTCGCCGACGTGTAGGTTGGGGTGGCTGCTGAGGCGCAGTTCGTTCAAGCGTCTCTGCTTGATGCCGGTCATGCCAATAGTGGTGCCCGCCGGTGCGCGCCGCACGATCTCCGCATCGCACCACAGTAGGCCGTCTGCCACGATTGAGGGCAGGCGATCCACATGGACGATGTGGTAGATCTTGGGCTGCGGCGGAACCAGCACGGCGTTCATGGCACTTCGTCTCCGAACAGCCCCAGCGATCCCTGGGCGGCTTCCTGCTCAGATTTGCCACGTCGTGCGCGAGGGGCGAGCAGTTCGCTCTGCGCCACATCGCCCAAAGCGTGCTTGAGCGCCACGCGCCAGCCCTTGCCCGCATCCATCACCCCGCCGGTGCTCATGGCGGTCATGCCGAACAGCCACCAGCGTTCCTCCGGGCGCAGCGCCAACCAGTTGCGCACGCCTACGGGAATTTTCTCCATCTCCATCTGTTCGACGGCCCAAGCCAGTACGCACAATTCCTTGCCGAGCAAGCGATCCACCGAGTTGTCGCCGACCTTCCATGCGCCCGCCTTGATACCGTGCGAGGCCAAGCGGGCATTGAAGGCGCGCTGCACCTCGGCGCGGATGGCCGTCCAGCGCGGGCGATCCAGCAGAACACGGTCGATCACCGCGTTGTCGTTGCTTGCGGCCTGCAAGCCGAGGTGTTCGCTGATCTGAACCTTGCCGGTGCTGGCCTTGGGAATGGTGATCTTGAAGTGATGCGGATCGGAAGTCGCAGGCACGCCAAAACCCAGCGTGTGCAGCACTTGCGCACGCGTCTTGGGCGATGGTGTGTTGCCTGCGGCCTTGGCCATCCTCATTCCTCCTGATTGATGTCGCCCGGCTTCAGCTCGATTCCGGCGAGCTTGGCGAATTCTTTGAGTGCAAAGCCGGTATCGAAGGCGATGCCGTCGGCAATGGCGATGTTGAGCGGGGCGTCGGGTTCCTTGAGCACGTCGCGCAGGCTGTTGACCACGCCTTCGATGATGGCGGCGGTGACTTCGCGCTCCTGGAAGCGCACGGTCACGGTGTTTTCGCCCTCACCGATTTCGACGCGCACCCCCTTGAAGCGTGTGCCCGGCTGATCGCGGAAGCGGTTGATGACGCTGAAGACGCGGTCGGTGGTGTCGAGGGCAACACGCTTACTTTGCAGGCGGGCGGGCTTGCTGTCGACGATCTGCACCGTCTTGTCGCCGCTGGCGGGGATCTGGAAATCCGCTGTCTTGTTGGCCTCGCCCGCGCGGGCAAATACCAGCAGACGGCAGCTTGCGGAACCGATCTCGAACGGCGCGTCGTAGCGGGTACCGTCCTTGGGGTTGGAGCCGTCCAGGGTGTAGAAGATATCGGCGTGTGGTGTGGCGGCCAGGGTGATCCGACGCTTGTCGGCGGCAGGTTCGACCTGATGACGAATCTTGAGGTCGGCAAGCCAGCGGGTGGCAGGGCCGGTTTCATATCGCCCAGTGGGTTCCTTCACCACAAAGTAGACCGTGCCTTCGCCGGTGGCGAAGTTCTCCAAATCTTCAACCTTGTTGTCCTTGTCGGACACGTCGGGTTTGTTCGACCAGTAGACGACCGGACTGTCACCCGCGTGGCGCGGCGTGAGGCTCAGGACCGTCTCGCCGGTGTCCGGCTTGACATTGACGACGGAAACATTGACGGTAGTCTTGTCCTTGGGGAACGGGCCCTTCTCGATATAACCGTCCTCGCCCAAGCGCCAGCGGCCTTGCTTCAGGGCCTCTGTTTTCAGCGTATCCAGGCCACTGGCACCCGGCATCCACGGCCAGATCGGCGAGCACTTGGCGCGGGTGGCGACGTCTTTCCAGGGCGTGCGACGGTTGTCCTTACCGGACGGCCACAGGTACTCCTCGGCCTGTGCGAAGCATTCGTCGAAGTTGTCCTTGCCCAGTTCTGCGACGAGCTTGTAATCAGCGCGTGGGCTGGACAGCAGTTTTTCGATCTGCGTCTCGGCGGACTGATCGCCCTGGCCGAGTTTGAGGCCTTGGTCGATGCTGACCTTGCCCAGTTTGTTACTGCCATCCACCGCATCGTTCACGGGAATGTAGAGGCAGTTGTAGGCGGCGGACAGCGCCTTGCCGAAGCGATCTTCCGACTCTTCGAAGCGGTCGCGGGCTTCTTCGAAAAGGGTGTCGCCCGACTTGAGGCGCTTGTGGATCTGCTCGATGGCGTACAGCTCGCGCAACCGCTCTTCGACCGCGTCGGCCAGCAGGCTGTCCTGGCCGCTCAACACCAGCAGGTTGTTCTTCTCCTGCTGGTAGTCGAAGAAATTTTGCAACTCGTTGGGCGGCACCTTGCCGTCCGGCTTGATGACGATCAGGGTGCGTGGGCCACCGAGCTTGAGTTCATCCAGCCGGGGCAGTACCTGCACGTCCTGATAGGCGATCTTGCTGACCGGCGTGAGGATGCCCGAGAGGCGATTGATGAGTGCCTGATCGACCTTGGGTTGCGGTACTTCCTTGGCGTTGCGCTCGATCTGACGCGAGAGGTTCTCAGTTTCCTTGATGAAGAAGCGTTGCTCTTCACGGTGGAGGTACCACGCCGATTCACGCAGGCGTTGCAAGGCCTGCAGGAACTCGTCGGGCTTGCGCTGCGGCGCGGCCAGGAACTCGATCAATTCGCTTTCCGACAGGCCGATACGTCCGCCGACAGCGCGGGACAGACTGGATGACAGCAGCAAGGTCATGAGCTGCTGCGCAGCATCGCCCGCCAGGTCGGCGTCGATTTGCTCGGCGATGGCATTGCCCGTGTCGGCGATGTCGCGCGTCACAGCCGGCATCAGCTTGGGCGCAATGCGCTCGATCTCGTCCTTGACTTGCTCGTCGTTCAAGTTGAGATGCTGCGTGCCGATCAGGAAGACGTCGTCGGCTTCGCGCTCATCAACACTCTTGAGCAGGCGCGCGGTGAACTGCATCAGGCCACGGGTCTGGCGGAAGCCTTCGTTCTCCTTGAACAGCGCGACGAGGTGCTTGAAGGAGGGATGAAAGGGATAGGTTTCCCGCACCTGCTCGGCGATCTGCTCGATGCTGCTGGCGACGATGTAGCCGCCATCCTCGGCCTTCTTGATCTGCTGTGCGTACTCTTCAGCGACGTCGGAAACGACACGCTCGTCCGGCAGCTCGTCGATGAGGCGCTTCTTCAGGATTTCGTAGATTTCGTTGCCCGCCAGTTGCACCGGCGTGATGGTCATGGCCTGACGGCGGGTTTCCTGCTGCAGGTTAGAAATGGCGTCGGCTAGCGCCTTGGTCTGGGCCTTGTAGCTTCCAGACAGGTTGGCGACCACGATGGCGCAGTTGGGCAGTTCCAGTGCGGCGCTCATCAGGCTGGAGAGGCTGTAGACCGCCATGTTGGCCAGCGTGCCCTGACCGAATACCTGCGTACTGGCGTTGTCGAGATAGGGCGGCAGTTCGTCAAGCAGGATCAGCGTCGGCTTGTCGCCAATGATTTCCTTCCACTGACGTTGATCGACAGCCTTCGGCCCATTCGCCCAATACGGCTTGATGGCTTCTGCGGCTCCAAGCTGGGTGGCGATCTCGCCCCAGATGAAGTTGTCGGGGTTGTTGCGTCCGTTGAACGCCGCAATGCGCGCTTGGCCGAAGTCGATGCGCGAGGCCAGATCCGCAGGCAGAACATCCTTGCGCAGATGTGCATGGCGGGCAAGCAATCCCAGTGCGATCATCATGTGCGTTTTACCGCCGCCCATCGCCTGGGTCAGTTCGAAGACAGCCTGATCCGACTTGCCGGACAGACGCAGCAGACCTTCACGGAAAAGCTGATCCATGCCGTGGGTGACGAAGTTGCGCGAGAAGAACTCGCTGCCGTCGCCCGCGTCATTGATGAGGTCTGCGAGGTTCTCGATGCCCTGAGCCATCCGGTAGTCCCGAATGACCGGGTTGAACCGACAGGCTTGCTTGACCGTCTTGATCATGAACGCGCTCCGTTGTTGTTCTTGATTTCCTCGGAGTGCTGAATCGCAATGCCGTGCCGCTCGCAGTAGCCCCGAATCAGAACTTCGACCATGTTCGCGATGGATCGATGCTCCTGATCCGCCGCGATGCGAAGCGCTTCCTTGAGTCCGGGGTCGATACGAAATGTGAGCGTGGCAGTCTTGACTGTGGCCATAGCCTCTCCAGGAACCACTGTAAATGTACTGCACTTTACAGTATCGCGGCAGTTCCCACAATGCGGAACTGCTCTCGTGCTTGTCCCCGCGCCACGCGATGACGACGCCAGACCCGCGTGGCGCGCTGGGCAGTTGGTGGCGGTTGTCGTGGGTAACGGGCATCGAGGCGTCGGATCGGCAGCAGATGTCCGTATGAACGCGCTATTCCGACGAAGAGCCAAGCCACTCGTGGATGCCGAGTGTGGGCGACCAGACCTTCAAGTGATGGCGGGATGCGCTTTGCCTGGAAAACGAGCGCCCGATCGGCGCGTCGGAACGCCTGCGAACTGGCAGGCACTCGCCGAATCGAAATGGCCAAATTCTCTAAGCCATGTCCAAAGGGCCGGGCGCGTTACTATTTACGTCGGAGCGCGGACGCGGGTTCGATTCCGGGTTCCACCACCACCTACAAGGGCTCGGATAGTCTCCGGGCCCTTTCTCTTGCCTGAAATCCCCGCGCCACGCGGGGTTCCGGCCGATGGGCTTGCGGATGCCATCCTGCCGCTAGGCTCCAAAACCGGCGTTTTTCGGGCGTTTTTCCCGCCCAGAGTCGTCTCTGTCTCTGTTTTGCTTGCGGGTAGTCGCAGCCACAAGCCTTCAAAATCAACCACTTACGCGCCCTGGTTCGCTGTCAACCGCGCCCGCCAGTCAAGTATCGAACCGCGCCACGACCGCACGTTGCGCCGTCCAGTCCACCGGCAACGGGTTCCGCTGGAACCACAGCAGGCTCATACAGCGGGGCTGCTGCCCGGCATAGATCGCCTTCACGATGTCCGGCTCCAGCAGCGTCAGGCGCAGCAGTTCGTTGACCGTGGAATGGTGCAAGCCTTCGCGCTTGGCGATCTCACTGCCGGTTTCGACCACGCCGTCGTCGAGCAATTGCTGCCAGTAGAACGCCCGTGACAGCGCCGTCAGCAAGGGCTGGTCGTGCACGGCGGCCGTCTTGGCCTGCACCTGCGCCACAGCAGGCCGCACCACCACGGCCCGCCCGCCGCGCTTTCTGATCTTGATCGGGATGAAGGTCGTGAGCCGGATTTCGTCGCCGTCGCGCCGCTCGCGCTTTTCCGCCAACCCGGTGGCCTCGATCTTGGGTTTGTTCTTCACACCGCCTCCGCTTCCAGTTCCTGCAGTTCCGCGCCGATGGTGCCGGGCAGCAAATCCATGGCCAGTTCCTGCCAGCCGAGGTCACGCCAGATGATTTCCAGCCCGGCATCACCCAGCACCACCCGCTCGATCAGCAACTGCGCCAGCCGCCGCTGCTCGGCGGGATAGAGCGTGGGCCACATCGCCGCGAGGTTGCGCATCGGCAGCACCACCTGGGGCTCGTCCATGTCAGGCCGGATGACGTGCATCCGATCCACGACCATCTGCACGATGTGCGGGGCCTGCAGCGCCATCACGATCTGCTCGACAACCAGCGATTCGATCGGTTCGGCGGGCAACGACCCGTGCCGACTGGCCCACGCACCCATGCGCCGATGCAACACCGGCGTGTAGTAGCAGTACCGTTTGCCCTTCTTGTTGGTGTAGGTCGGCATCAGCTTCTCGCCGTCGTCGGTGAACAGCAGCCCCGACAGCAAGGGTTCGACCTCGCCGCGCGCCACGCGCTTGCGTTGCCGTGCTTCCGTTTCGATCAGCGCGTGAACGGCATCCCACTGCGCCTGCGTGATGAGGGCCTGATGCTCGCCGGGGTAGCTCTGGCCCCGGTGATTGATCTCGCCCAGGTACATCCGGTTGTGCAGCAGCTTGTACATCGTCTGCTTGGTCAGCGGCTTGCCCACCTTGCTCAACAGCCCTTCGGTGGCGTAGGTTTTGGCCATCGTCGTGGTGGAGCCGACGTTCACGAAATCGTCGAAGATGCGCCGCACCAGCGCCGCTTCCTTCTCGTTGACGACGAGCTTGCGCTCGACCACGTCGTAGCCCAGCGGTAGCGGTCCGCCCATCCACATTCCTTTCTTCTTCGACGCCGCGATCTTGTCGCGGATGCGCTCGCCGGTGACCTCGCGCTCGAACTGCGCAAAGGACAGCAGGACGTTGAGCATCAGACGCCCCATCGAGGTGGTGGTGTTGAACTGCTGCGTCACCGACACGAACGACACGCCGCGCCGGTCGAACACCTCGACCATCCGCGCAAAGTCGGATAACGAGCGCGAGAGCCGGTCGATCTTGTAGACCACCACGACGTCCACCTTGCCGTGCTCGATGTCGGCAAGCAGGCGGCGCAACGCAGGCCGCTCCATATTGCCGCCCGAGTAGCCGCCATCCTCGAAGTGGTCGCCGACCGGAATCCAACCTTCGGCACGCTGGCTGTGGATGTAGGCGCGGCCTGCCTCGCGCTGTGCATCGATGGAATTGAAGGACTGGTCAAGGCGTTCGTCGCTGGATACGCGGCAATAGACGGCGCAGCGTTTCGGGTGCACGAGCGGCAGGTTCATCGCACACCCGCCTTCTGGCCGCGCAGGCCGAAAAATCGCGGCCCGTTCCACTGCACGCCCGTGATATGCCGAGCCACCGCCGACAGGCTGCGAAACGTCTTGCCTGCGTACTCGCATTCACCATCCGGTGTGACGACGACGCGATGCTCGCGTTCGTCCCATTCGCGGATCAGCACCGTGCCGGGCATCAGGTGCTGCTGGCGGCTGTCACCCGCAACCGGGTCCAGCCGGTGCTTGATCTTGGAATGCGCGGCACCGGCTTCGACCAGATGGCGGCGAATGCCGGTCGGCACCGCGCCGTAGGCCATCTCCTGAATCCGGTAGGCCAGCCGGGATTCGAGGAAGGGGCGATTGATGTGCTTGGGCCGCCGGGGGAAGTGTTGATCCCACAGCGCCCACAGTTCGGCCATCGGCAACGCGGGCAAAACCGCGATCTGCGCCGACACGGTGCCGACGCCCGTGTTGGGGTTTCTGGTCATCGAGGAATCTCCAGTGGTTGAGACATCCGCATTCAGGCGCTGTGGCGGGCAAAAGCCAAGGTCAAACCGTGCTCTGTGGCTGTGTAGCCAAGGGCGGTGGCGCGAATCCGACGGCGGACTCCGTATCGGTGCGGTAGCTGATGGCCTTGCCCGTGACCGGGTGGCACAGCGTGCCGAACGTCACTTCACTGCCGATGCGCTGCGCGACGACGCAGGTGTCGTCGAGATGCGCCGGAAAAACCCAGCCCCGCACGCCATCGGGCAGATGGGCAAATTCCTCGATGCTTTGCAGTAAGTGGGGTTTGCCGAGCGCGTCGGCTTCGGCCTGCGCCTGCACGATGGCGTCGGGCTCGTCGCCGACCTCGACGATGGGAATCCACAGCACGTCGTGACCCGCAGCGAACCACAGCAGGACTTCGACCTGCATCGACGAGGCGTGCGGGCCGAGGGGATGAATGATGTGATGGCTCACGGGATGACCTTCAGTTCCAGGATGGGATCGGGTTGAACGGATACCGGTTTGCGCGATGCCTTTCGCGCTTGGCACCGGTGGGCCTCACGCGGCATGGGCGGAGTCGGACTGGCGGACACGACCAAGTTCCAGTCCGAGGCGGACGGCGGATATGCCACGACTGCCCATGAATCACGCACCTGGCATTTCCGACGCCAGCTTCGCGCGGGCGGCTTCGATGTACTCGTGCGGAATATCGATCTCGTACTTGCTTTCGCGGTGACTGCGGTAGCCACAGGCGTGATCCGCGACGGAGGCGCGGGCCAGCGCGTCATAGAGGTGGTGCAACTGCTCGTAGAGCTCGATCTTGGCAACCGTGGCTTGGGCGTGCTCGAACGAGCGTTCGGCATCTCGAAGCTGATTTGGGATGGCGGCGATATCGATATCGAGTGCCTGCACCTTGCCGGTGACGTTCTCCAGCGTGGCGCGCGCCACACGCAGTTCGACATCGAGTTTCGTCAGTGCGTCGGGCAAGACGAACTCGCCCTCGGCAGCCGCCATCGTTTCGCTGGCGGACAGGGTCTCAGCGGCGATGCGCTGCTCCAGTTCGCCGATACGTTTCTGCAGCTTGGCGATGAGGCTGGAATGCTGCTCGCGATTGGTCTGAAGGGAGTTGCGACGACGACGTAGTTCGATGATGACTGTGCGTGCGCTATCCAGCTTGACCGGCGCTTCGATGATGTGGCGCAGTTCGTTGAGCTTGGTTTTGAGCGGGCTGAGCTTGCGCTCCAGGTCACCAGCGCGGTTCTGGGCTGCACTGGAAGCCAGCCGCGCACGGCGCTCCTGCTCCGAGACGGAATGCTGGTTGCCGCGTTGCTCCAGTTCGAGGGCGTGTTTCGCCTTGGCTTCGGCATCGGCCTTCGCTTCGTCGGCTGCGGCCTGCGTTTCTTCGAGTCGCTGCTTGACCTCGGCGAACTCGGTCTTGATGCGCTCGTAGTAGCCGGTGGTGGTCTTCTTGCTGAAGGGATTGAATTTCATGGTCCGGGCTCCGGTGGTCTTGAATCAGGAATGGGTGATGAACTCGGCGGGATAGCGGGCATCGCCCGGTCTGGCCACGGTGCTTGCCCACAGGCCAGGGCCGAGCGGCTTCTTGATGCCCACAGGCGCGCCGTGGCGGTGCGGACGATTCGTGGCCTGCCAACCGTGGTGAGTACCGGATGGATCGGTGGATGTGGCGGTCATCACCGCAACGGCCTGTGCCAAATCTGTTCGGGCCCAGGGCGAGTTGGTGTCCAGCGTCTGGACGGCATCGGGTTCTTGAAAGCACAGCGCCTTGCGCCAGACCGGATGCAAATGGGACAGATTGGAATGGCTCACTGTGTTCTCCGTTGTGGGTTGAGGATGTGCAACGTGCACAAGAGAAATGGTGGCGAAACAGAGACGTTCTGACGATCTGGGCGTAGCGGGTTTGGGCGTGTTTTGGCGTGCGAGCGCTCCCTACAGCGCCCGTCAGCGCACTCGGACCTGCTGCGGATAGACGGTTTTGCGGCGATGCTTGAGGCCATCTGTTGCGGATGTGCATCCGAAGCCATGAGCCACATAGAGCAATGCATGGGCGGTTTGTCCTTGGTTTCAACGATTCGGCCATTTCGGGTGTTTGCCGCCACGACAGGAACCACGAAAAATCTGTTGCAACGCTCGCCGCGCAGCCCCCACCGATGGAATGTGAGGGACGCCAAGGGCACAACGACCAGAAAGGAAGTCCATGAACACCATCGAACATCCGGGCCTGCTCACACCACGCCAATTGGCGGCCCGCTGGGGCATGAGCGAAAAGACCCTCGAGCGCTGGCGCACGCTGGGCACGGGCCCGATGTACCTGAAGCTCGGCAGCCGCGTGATGTATCCGCTGACCTCCATCGCGGAACACGAGCAGGGCCGGATGCGCCGCTGCACGGCAGGCCAAGAACTGTCCCAGTTCCAACACTGCTGATGTCCTCGATGCAGACGGCCTCGGCGATCAGCACGACAGCGGTCGCGTATCCGTGGTTCGACTTCAACGATGCGGTCGCCGTCGAGCCGCGCCTGGGGAAGGAGGACATCCGTGCCCGGCTGATCGAGCAACTGGAATCGGCGCTGGCCTACCTGCTGCCGCGCGGCAAGCGACGTGGCGCGCAATTTGTCGTCGGCAATGTGCAGGGTGATGCGGGCGACAGCCTTGTTGTCGATCTCGATGGCGCAAAGCGCGGCCTGTGGCTGGACTTCGCCACCGGCGAATCCGGTGATGCGCTCGCTCTGTGGGCCACCGTGTGCGGCTTCATCCTTCCCCAGCAGTTTGATGCGCTGCTGGAGGACATCGGTCACTGGCTGGTGGTGCCGCGTGTCGTGGTGCCGATCACGGTGCCGTCGAGCGCGCCGCACGATGAGCTTGGCCCCGCCACCGCCAAGTGGGACTACCACGATGCCAGCGGCGCGCTGCTGGCCTGCGTTTACCGCTATGACCCGCCTGGAGGCAAGCAGTACCGCCCGTGGGATGTGAAAACACGCTCGATGCGGATGCCGGAGCCGCGTCCGCTCTACAACCTACCTGCCATCGCCGCCAGCAACGATGTCGTACTGGTCGAGGGTGAAAAATGCGCCGATGCCTTGATGCACCTCGGCATCACGGCCACCACCGCAATGGGCGGTGCGGCTACCGCCATCGCGAAGACCGACTGGATGCCACTGGCCGGGAAGACGGTCGTCATCTGGCCTGACCACGACGAGGCCGGATCGCGCTACGCCGATGCCGTGATTACGAGGTTGCGGCAGATCGGTGCGAAGGTACGGCGCGTGACCGTGCCTCAGGACAAGCCCAAGAAGTGGGATGCCGCCGACGCGGTGGCCGAAGGCCTGGATGTGTCGGCGCTGCTGCGCTCGTCCGCGCCGGTCGCCGATGACCTCCAGCCTCTGGAGACCATCCAGATCTCGCAGTGGCGTGCGTTGGATCGCTTCACCGGCCACCCCCAAGCCCGGCGCTGGCTGGTCGAAGGCGTGTTTCCGCAGGCGCAGGCCGCGCTGGTGGCCGCAGCAGGCGGTGTCGGTAAATCCTTCCTGCTGCTGGCCTTGGCGCGCGAGGTCGCTGCCTTCGATGGCACCAAAGACCATGCACCGATGGTGTTCGGCAGTGCATTGGCAGGCCATGGCGTGGCGATTTACATCACCGCCGAGGACGATGCCATCGAGGTGCACAACCGCCTGAACGCCCTGGGCCCGATTCCTGACCGGCTCTACGTGCTGCCGCTGCCCGATGCCGGTGGCGCGCAGCCGCTGTTTGCACCCGACCCGGCCACACGCGGCCCGGCCACGACGGCAGCCTGGCTCGAACTGGAACGGCAACTCCGAGCGATGGCCGGGCTGCGGCTGGTGGTGCTCGATCCCCTGCAACCGCTGTGCGCGCTCGATCTCAACGTGCCCGAGAACGCGCAGTTCGTCTGCTCACGCCTGGCTGCGCTGGCGGCCCGCACCGGCGCATCGGTGATCGTGTCGCACCACTTCGCCAAACGTGAGGCGACCACACCGGAGCAGGCGCGCGAGGCGATTCGCGGCACGGGCGGACTGGTGGACGGCGTGCGGTCGGTGTACGCGTTGTGGCAGCCCAAGGAGGAACAGGCCCGCAGGCTGTGCAAGACCTTGGGCGAGCCCTTCGAGCGCGGGCGCGTGGTGCTGGGTGGCGTGGTCAAGGCCAACGGGCAGGCCGACCTGCACGTCACGACCTTCCTGCGCGATGCGCGCGGGCTGCTGGTGGATCGCAACCAGGACCTTCGGCGCACGGCGCAGCCGGACATCGAACTGCTCCCTGCATTGAAGGCCGCCATCGCCCGTGCGGCTGCCGCAGGTCAGCCCTACACCAAGACCGGCGGCAACGGCATCTACGAGCGCCGCCACGAACTGCCGGAAGACTTCCAGCGCATCGGCAAGCATCGGCTGACCGAATGGGTCAGCGCACTGCTTGACCGCGAGGAACTGGTGATGGCGATGGCAGAAGGCTCCAAGCTGGTGAAGTGGCTGGACGTGCCCAATGGGCCCGTCGCCAACGGCGCGGCGCAGTTCGTGACCGGGCACCTGGGGCGCTCGTCCGCTGGCCGATGATGAGCATCGAGGGAGGTGAGCATTCCCGATGCTCACCCTCTCTTTAGAGAGTATTCACCGGGAACTGGGAATGATTTGTAGATCGTTGATCTGCAAAGGAAATCGCTGAAACAATCGTTCCCACTTCACCCCTGGGAACGATTCGACCCGGAAACGATTTTTGTCCGCGCCCGCACTGGATTTAATCGTTCCCACTCGGTCAATCGTTCCCAGCCGGGAACTGGGAAGCCGGGAACGATTGGCACGGCATGGCGGATCATTGACCGTGAGGGTGGTGACGATGGTGACGGTCACCGCCTATTGTTATGGTCGGCGCACGCAACCACGCCCCAGGCGAAAGGGGTCCTTCCTGGCGATATTCCAATACGGGGGGCGCGAGCGCTGCATCTCGCCACCGACAGGCCACGAAACCAGGTTACCGCCCGAGGTTACCGGTTACCACCCGCCGACGATGCAAACCGTGGCCATCGGTGCAAACCGCAAACCCCTGCAAACCTTGTTTTGGGTTCGCACGGTAGCGAAGCGTGGCGCTCACGCCTCCCGTATGGATCACGCTGAAGAAGGACCCATTTTGCCTCGGGGATGGCCGTCACGCGACCGGCAAAACGGTGATCGGCGCAAACGCAGCAACGGCGCAGGCCTCCGGCCATTTCAATGCCCGATGGCGTCCAATCGGTGAGCGTGGGGGAGTGCTGGCGCAGGGGGAGGCGCTTTGGTGCCGGTCGCGCGCCGGAAAACGGCCGACGAGAGAAACCCAACACTGGCGCGGGTTTGGCGCGGCTTCGCCGCCTGAAACAGGCAAATCGGCTGACGTGTCGGAGGCGCGATCCCAAGGGTGTGAGCCGCGCTCACAACCCTGCGCCAGCGCCGAAGGGTATCCAGATACTGGACACCCCGGTGGCGCAATCAGCAGATGGTCAGGCCGCTTCCTGTTCCTCGACGAGGCCGCAGTGAATCACGAAGCCTGTCAGGTAAGGCAGGCCGCGCGGGATGCCGTACTGCTTGCTGGTCTGGCGTCCAATCGTCCAGCCCATCCACTTCTGCGTGGCGGCGATGATGGCCTGCGGCAGCGCGCGGCCGTCGTAGATAGCGTTGTGGACGTCGTCCGCGAAGTGGCGTCCGTGGCGGCTGTCGAGGAAGGCCCGGATGTTGTCGAAGTCTTCGCCCGTGGCGTCGGCGATGGCGGTCATGGCCAGCGGCCAGGCAGTGGCGGCGTGTTCGTTCATCGCGCCCCAGAAGCCCCGCGTTTCGTTGTGGGTGGCCGGGATGGTGATGTTGCTCATGGTGTTCTCCGTGATGGCGATGATTGAAGTAACGCGCTGACGGAGACGGAAGCCAAGCCATTTCTGGCTCCCGGCTCCATATTCACTTCACGCCACGCGGTAGATGCGCTTGCCGCCGGGCTGCTTGTCGGACACCAGCGTCAGGCCCAGTTTCTTCTTGAACGCCCCGGCGAATGCGCCGCGTACCGTGTGCGCCTGCCAGCCAGTGGCATCGCAAATCTGGCGGACGGTCGCGCCTTCAGGCCGTTGCAGCATCCGCACCACCTCGGCCTGCTTGCTGTGCGCCCGCGTGCGCGGTTTGGCGCACGTCGCTTCGGCCGCGGCAACGGCGTCTTCCAGTTCCGCATCGTTCGGCGCGCCTTCGGCATTGGCGATGATCTGGCCGAGCTTGGCCTCGAACTGACCAATGCGCTTCTTGCCGATGCCGGGGCTCGGGACGCCAAGCGCGTCATAGCCTGCGGCATTGACCCTCCACAGCGTGCCAAGCTGCCCGATGAGTCCGCGGTTGGCAAGGCCTGCCAGCACCTTCTGGCGCGCGCCGCCGTGGATGTTGGACGGGAACCATTCGACGCGTCCATCGGCGTGGTCGAGGGCGTGGGCGAGGATGGCGCGCTGGGTCGGGGTCAATGGGGCTGCTGTCATCGAGTGCTCCTTCAAGGATGGTGATGTGGGGCTCGATGAACGCGCTGTTTGGCCCGAAAGCCAAGCGTTTCATGGCTGGCGCAGAGATTCCCTGTTAGATTGGAGTCTTTGCGATTGAATGCGACTTTGTGCCATCCAATTGCCTACAACTGGAGCATGCCGTGACCGAGCCTTGGGTATCCGTCGAACAGATCGCCGAACACTTGGGCGTCAAACGCGATTCCATCTACCGCTGGATCGACCGCAAGCACCTGCCCGCGCACCGCGTGGGACGCTTGTGGAAGTTCAAGGTGACTGAGGTTGACGACTGGGTGCGCGCCGGTGGTGCGGATGACGCCACTGGCAATGAGGCACCCACTGCAGCGCCTTGATGGCTGACTAGAGCAAAGTACAGGACACGAAATTAATGCTGACTCAAGACAATCTCTCGGACTTGCTGGTTGCCCTCGGTTTCGAAAGGAAAGGCGCGATTCATCGCAAGGAATTCGGCGCAGCCGTGCTGGAGGTGAACGTCACCAAGAAGGAGATCACCTACCCCGAAGCAGCGGGATTGGTCATCAATGAGCGCCAAACCTGCAACTTCGAAGCCAACGAAAATTTCGTCGTGCTGGAATGCGTGTGCCGTCTCCTGGAAAAGGGATACAAGCCAGAGCACATCGAGCTGGAACCCAAGTGGAAGTTGGGGCGCGGTGCCAGCGGCGGGCGTGCCGACATCCTGATCAAGGACAACGATGGCCGCCCATTGCTGATCATCGAATGCAAAACGGCGGGCGGCGAGTTCAAGCGCGCATGGAACAAGACCCTGCAAGACGGCGACCAACTATTCAGCTACGCACAGCAAATCAGCGAAACCCAGTTCCTGTGCCTGTACACCTCGGACTTGGATGCAGGCACGGTCAGCTACACCAGCCACATCATCGCGCACCGCGACAACGAGAGGTATCTGGCTGACAACCCGCTGTTCAAGAGCTTCAAGTCAGTCACTGACGTCAAAGAACGCCATGCTGTCTGGCGGGACACCTACAAGCTCGACTACACCACCAAGGGCATTTTTGAAGAAAACATTCAGCCCTATCACATCGGCAAAGACAAATATTCGCTGGCCGACCTGCACGCCATTTCGGCCAGCGATCAGCAGAAGAAATACCACGAGTTCGCCACCATCCTGCGCCAGCACAATGTGTCGGGCCGTGAAAACGCCTTCGACAAGCTGGTTAATCTGTTTCTGTGCAAGCTGGTGGATGAAATTGAAAATCCATCCGACCTGAAGGTTTACTGGAAGGGTGTGGCCTACGACACCCATTTCGATCTGATGGATCGCCTGCAGCAGTTGTATCAGGCAGGCATGGGCAAGTTTCTCGGGGAAGACATCACCTACATCAACCAGGGTGACGTCAACAACGCGCTACGCTTCATCAAGCAGAACCCGGATGCCACGCAGCGTGCGGTGTGGAATCTGTTCATTCAGCAGAAGTTTTTTACCAACAACGATTTCTCGCTGATCGATGTTCACAACGAAAAGCTGTTTTATCAAAACGCCGAGGTGCTGCTGAAAATCCTGCAGATGTGGCAAGACATTCGGCTGACCGATCCCCACGGCCACAACCAGTTTCTCGGCGATATGTTCGAGGGCTTTCTTGACCAAGGTGTCAAGCAGAGCGAAGGGCAGTTCTTCACGCCCATGCCCATCTGCCGCTTCATCATGATGAGCCTGCCGCTGGCCACGCTCGTCCAGCGCAGCGCCACTCCGCCCAAGGCCATCGACTACGCCTGCGGCGCAGGCCACTTTCTCACCGAGCTGGCCTTGCAGCTCAAGCCATTGGTGGAAACGCACCAGCCAGCAGCAGACCTTGCGGCGTATCACAAGGCCTTGTATGGCATCGAGAAAGAGTACCGCCTTTCCAAGGTCGCCAAGGTGTCGGCCTTCATGTATGGACAGCAGGGGATCAACATCTGCTACGGCGACGGCCTGATCAACCAGCACGAGGCATTTCCGGACATCAAGGACGGAAGTTTTGACCTGCTGGTCGCCAACCCGCCTTATAGCGTGCGCGGCTTTCTGGAGACGCTGCCCGAGGAAGAACGCAAGGCTTACACCCTCACCGAGACCATCAACGATCTCGAAACCTCCAACAGCATCGAAACCTTTTTCATCGAACGCGCCAAGCAGCTGCTGCGCGCCGACGGCGTTGCCGCGATCATCCTGCCGTCCAGCATCCTGTCCAACGGCGGCAGCGCCTACATTCGCACCCGTGAAATCCTGATCCAGTATTTCGACATCGTCGCCATTGCTGAATTCGGCAGCGGCACCTTCGGCAAAACGGGCACCAACACCGTCACCCTGTTCCTGCGGCGCAAGAAGACCGCGCCGGACACCGCTGCGCATTACCGCGAGCGCGTAGAGGAATGGTTCAAGGGCTGCGATGCCAGCAAGCGCAAGCAGGTCATCTACAAGGATGAGCATTTGATCGCCCGCTACGCGGCGCACATCAATGTGCCGCTGGACGATTACAAGACCCTGCTCAAGGCCGATCCGGATGGGGCCTGGACCGCCCATCTGGAGGCCGTCTACCTCGAGAAATTCAACACCAGCACCGAGATCACCAATCTCTACAAGGCCAAATGGTTCAAGGCCTTGAAGCCTGAAGATCAAGATGCCGAAGTCAACAAGCGCTATCTAGCCTTTGTGCAAGCCATTGAGCGTGACAAGCTTTACCACTTCGTCATGGCCTGCGACCAGCCCAACCCGGTGCTGATCATTCGCAGCCCTACCGAAACCAAGGCCATCAAGCAGTTCCTCGGCTACGACTGGAGTTCCGCCAAGGGCGATGAGGGCATCAAGCTCATCAAGGATGCCCACGGGCGGCACCTCACGCCGTTGTATGACGAAACCAATCGAGATAACACCGGGAAGCTCAATTTCAGCATTGCGGCGAATTTCAATGGCACGCTGGCGGCAGTCCCAGCGGCATTGCAAGACGTGGCACGCAAAGCCCCGCTGGTGGATATGTTGGACTTTTCGCGTGCCATCTTTGAAAAGCAGCTCAACTTGGCGATCAAAGGTGGCGTAAAGGTCGTATCCAAGTGGCCTATCGCACCACTGAATAGCTTGGCCGACATACGAAAAGGAACTTCAATCACCCAGAAGAAAGCTGTGCCGGGGGCCTATAAAGTTGTCGCGGGAGGGATGACTCATGCCTACACGCACAATGTATTCAATCGGGCAGCCAACACTATCACCGTCAGCGCCTCAGGTGCCAGTGCTGGCTATGTGGCCTTCTGGCGGGAGCCAATTTTTGCATCCGACTGTACGACGGTGCGTGGAGCTGATGATGAGCATACGGAATACCTCTACCATTTTCTGAAAAGTCGGCAGAGTGAAATTCAGGCGACTTCAAGTGGTGCAGCGCAGCCTCATGTTTATCCAAAGGATCTTGAGGCCCTACAGATTCCACAGCCTGACCCGACCACACTGAAGAACATTGTTTCTGAGTGCAGATCGATCGAGGATCAAGTCAACTCTTCGCGCGACACGTTTCAGAATGCCTTGGCCCGCATTGACGCGAAAGTCGCCAACATTTATGGGTCTTCAGCTGCACATTCAGAAATCGACAAACTCGCCATCGACATTCAGTACGGCCTGAACGAAGCCATGAATGAGGGTGGTGTTGGCTACAAGATCTTCCGTATGAACGAGATCATCCGAGGCCAAATGGTGGACAACGGCAGCATGAAGTGCGCTGATATCAGTGCCGAGGAGTTTGCCAAGTACAAGCTCAACAAGGGCGACTTACTTTTCAATCGCACCAATAGCATCGAGCACGTCGGCAAGACCGGACTGTTCGATCTGGATGGCGAGTACTGTTTTGCGTCCTACCTCGTGCGCGTGGTGCCCGACACAGGGCAGGTATTGCCGAAATTCCTTGAAAAGATGATGAATTCAGCGGCCTTCCAAACAGAAGCGAAAGGCAAGGCCTCCAAGTCCATCAATCAGGCCAATATCAACGCGACGATCATGCGCAATATCAAGGTGCCCGTGCCGTCCCTGCCCGAACAGAAAAAGTTTGTCGCCGGCGTCGAAGCCCTGGAGAAACAGATTGCCGAAGCCCAGGCGGTGATCGATGGCGCAGCCGCCCGTAAGCAGGCCATCCTGCAGAAGTATCTGTAAGGAGCGGTGACGATGAGCGACTTCCAAAAGCAATACGCCCTGTGGGATGAGTTCCTGAGCGTCTGGCCCGCATCACGGCTGGCTACGATGACTCTGGACGACTACAGCCAGGCGGGGTCGAAGGACAGCTTTACCTACTGGATCGAATCGCGCCTGGATGAGCTGGGCAGCATTTGGGGAGGCTCGTCGTTCAAGTTCGGCGTGTTCTCGCGCAAAAATCTCGAAGCCCGCGAGAGTGCGGAAAACCGCAGCTACTCCGATACCCACGGCTGGTACTCCTCACTGGGTGCCACGGCCGAAGAAGCCTTTGAAAAGGTGCGTGGCTACATTGGGCAGGTCGCTGCGTTGGCCGCAAACGGCGATCTGGACGGCATTGAGGCTTTCGATCACTTGGGCGAAGCCACCAAGTGGAAGATAGCCTTCCACTACCAAAACCGGCAAGCGCCGGTGATCGTGGACATCTTCAAAAAGGCACCGCTGGCTGTCTTTGTCGGCAGCACGGCCAGCCAGTCGATGGCCGCTTTGCAGAAGGCCGCGTTGGCCAAGCGGCCCGAGGGGCTGGGTATTCTGGAATTCGGGCGGCAGGTGTGGGAGGCGTGGAGCCAGAAGAATCTGGCGGTCTGGAAGCTCTCGCACGGCAACCCGCCTAACTTCACCGACACCGAGCGCCAGCAGTATCTGGATGGGCAATGGGCGGTGATGCACCGTGACACCGGGAAGGAGCAAGGCAAGAAATTTGCCGAGGTACCGGTGGGCGCCTTGTTCTTCCTGTGCCACGGCAACAGCCCGCAGCGCATCGGCCAATTCACGTCGGCGGCCATGCCCTGCGCCAAGGGCGATGGCTGGCTGCAGCGCAGCTACCGCGTGCTCAAGCCCGCGCAGCGCACCGACCGCTACACCGCCAACTCTAAAAATTGGTCACCACAAGGCAATTCGACCTTCTGGCAGGTGGGCGCGCACGATCTGCCGGAATTCGAATCCACCTTGCTCAAGCCGTTTTTTGGCACCGATCTGGCCGAATTGGCAGCGCTGGCCGGTGAGCCGATTGAGGCGGCCAGCTTGGGCGATGGCGTGGCACCGCCTCCGGTCGCCACACCGGGCACTGGCAACCCGCGCAACGCTACCTGCTTCAACCGCATTTACTACGGCCCGCCCGGCACCGGCAAAACCTACACGCTGATGCAACTGCTCAAGCGTGATTACGAGCCGCAGGCCGCGTCCATCTCCACCGAAGAATGGCGCACGCAGGTCATTGCCGAGAAGGTGGCCGTGCTGAAGTGGTGGGAAGGGGCCGCTGCCGCACTGTATGACCTGGGCGGCAAGGCCAAGGTGGCGGACATTGCGGAGCACCGGTTCATTCAGGCCATGACCGCCGCCAACGGCTCGAACCGCAGTGTGCGGCAAACGCTGTGGCGCACCCTGCAGACCCACACGGTCGAGGAGTCCACCACGGTCAAGCTGAAAAAGCGCCTGAGCCCACCCGTGTTCGACAAGACGGCAGATTCGGTGTGGCAGTTCGCCGGTGATTGGCAGGATGCCTGCGCAGATTTAATCAGCTTGGTCGATCAGCTCAACGCAGGCCAACAGGACACCGCCACGGTGCAGCGCTACAGCTTTGTGACCTTCCATCAGTCCTATGGCTACGAGGAATTCGTCGAGGGCTTGCGCCCCGTGCTGAACGGCGACGCCGAAGCGGGCGAAGTGGAATACGAAATTCGCCCCGGCGCGTTCAAGGAGTTGTGCCGCAAGGCACGGCAGGCGCCCGATCAGCGCTTTGCGATGGTCATCGACGAAATCAACCGGGGCAACATCAGCAAGATTTTTGGTGAGCTGATCACCTTGATCGAACCGGATAAGCGCGATCCCCTCGATGGCGGCAAGCCGCCCATCGAACTGACGCTGGCCTATTCGGGCGAGAAGTTTTCGGTGCCTGCCAATGTGGACATCATCGGCACGATGAACACGGCGGATCGTTCACTGGCCTTGCTGGATACGGCGCTGCGCCGCCGCTTCGATTTCGTGCCGCTGTTGCCCGACACGCGCGCCGTGAAAGTGCCCGATGAGCCGCACAGCGCACCGCTGGCGGGCTTGGTGGTGAGCACGGACGCAGGCGAGATCGATGTGCGCCGGTTGCTGGAACGCATCAACGAACGTATCGAGGCGCTGTACGACCGCGACCATTGCATCGGTCACGCCTACTTCACCCACCTGTGGAGTACGACGGATGGCGCGCAGCGGTTCGAAGCCCTGGCTGATACCTTCCGCAATCGCGTGTTGCCCCTACTGGAGGAATACTTCTTCGAGGACTGGCGCAAGATTCGACTGGTACTGGGCGACAACCAGAAGCCCGATGCCGCCCAGTTCATCACCGAGAGCGATGCCCACGAGCAGGCATTGAATGACCTGTTTGGCGACGACCACGGGCTCGACAGCTACACCACCCAGCGCCGCCATCAACTCCAGGCATCGGCATTCGCCAACCCAGCCAGCTACCTCGGCATCTACCAGTCCCTGGCTTGAGGGGGACGAATGGCGCACACCCCGATCTACGAATTCGATGCACTGGTGGCTGCCGCCACCGGTGTCACCGATGGCGTGGGGCTGCGCACGGTGCCGCCGCAGGTGTTTGCCTGGCTGGAAGCGCAGGCGCTGCGCCTGGCCGAGGTGGGTGAAACACCCTGGTTGCGCTTGACTCAGCGGCGTGGGCGACGCGCCGTACAGGTGACCCGTTTCGTCGGAGTGATACGGACCCCGGATGGCTATCAGATCGAGGTGCTGCCGAAAGTCGGCAAAGCCATTGGTGGGGGCGATGTTGAGGCGCGGCAGTTGCTGATCGAAATGCTGCGCTGCCTGGGGGGCTTTCGCCACATCCAGACTGACAGCGCCAAGCTGTTTGCCACCCGCATGCCCTTGCTGGAAGTGTTCATCGCTGAATTCCTTCGCGCCGTGGAGCATCTCGTCAAACGCGGGCTGCGCAGCGATTACAGGGCGCAGCAAGACAACTTGTTTGCCCTGCGCGGCAAGCTGCAAATGGCGGCACACCTGCGGCACAACCTGTGTCGGCGCGACCGTTTCTTTGCCGAGTTCGACGAGTTCTCGCCCAACCGACCGGAGAACCGTTTGCTGCACGCAGCATTGCGGCGTGTGCTCGCCTGGACGGCCTCGCAGGCCAACCAGCAACTGGCACGCGAGCTGTGCTTCGTGTTTGCCGACGTACCGGCATCGGAACACCCTGCCACGGACTTCCAGCGAGTGCGCCTGGATCGGGGCATGGCGCATTACGAGGGGGCGTTGGCGTGGGCACGGCTGATCCTGGAGGATGAATCGCCGCTCACCGGCGCGGGCGGTCATCATGCGCCGTCCCTGCTGTTTCCGATGGAGGCAGTGTTCGAGGCCTTCGTCGCCAAGCACCTTGCACGGCAACTTGAGCAAGGCTTCGCGCTGCGCACGCAGGCCCGCAGCCTGTCCTTGGTCAGGCACCTCGAACAGAACTGGTTCCGTCTGAAACCCGATCTGCTGGTGCAGGCGTCGAAGGTCAATCGGCTGGTTCTGGACACCAAGTGGAAGCTGATCGATGGCCAGCAGGCCACGGGTTCAGACAAATACGGCCTGGATCAGGGCGACTTCTACCAACTCCACGCCTATGGCCAGAACTACCTCGACGGCCAAGGGGACGTGGTGTTGATCTACCCGAAGACGGATGCCTTGAACAAGGCGCTGCCAGTGTTCGAGTTTCCGAAATCGTCAGGACTGCGGTTGTGGGTGCTGCCGTTCTGCCTGAAGCGGCGTGAGCTCATCCTGCCTGCTTGCGGCAGTCTCGATGGGTGCTTCTCGCGTGGGCATTCTGCACCGTCAAGCACGGACGCTGCTAGCGATGCCGCTGCTCAAGAAGCGGTCTTGGCATGATCGACGCCGATGCATTGGCATCGCTGCGCGCCGAAAACGCGCGCCTGACCGCACTGCTGGACGCGCACGGCATCGCGTGGCGCTTGCCGCCGCAGGCGCAAACGCCGACGGTTGCGGAGCTCTCTCGGCTGACCACCGACGAGAAGGTGGCGCTGTTCCGAACGTTATTTCGCGGTCGCACGGATGTGTATCCGATCCGCTGGGAAGGCAAGACCAGCGGCAAGTCTGGCTACGCCCCTGCCTGCGCCAACGAGTGGCGAGCGGGCGTCTGCGAAAAACCGCGCATCAAGTGTGGCGACTGCGCTCACCGCGTCTTGCAGCCGCTGACCGATGCGGTGATCTACGACCATCTGGCCGGTGAGCACACCATCGGCGTCTATCCGCTGCTGGAAGGCGACACCTGCCATTTCCTGGCAGTCGATTTCGATGAGGCCGATTGGCGCGAGGATGCAAAGGCCTTCAGCCAGTCTTGCACCGAACTGGGCGTGTCGGCGGCACTGGAGATATCCCGCTCCGGCCAGGGCGCGCACGCCTGGGTGTTCTTCGCCAGTGCGGTATCGGCGCGCGATGCGCGTCGTCTGGGTACGGCCATCATCAGCCACGCCTGCACGCGCACCCGCCAACTTCAATTGACGTCCTACGACCGGCTGTTCCCGAATCAGGACACGATGCCCAAGGGCGGCTTTGGCAATCTGATTGCCTTGCCTTTGCAGAAGCATCCGCGTGAGCGGGGGTTCAGCGTATTCGTGGATGCCAGTCTGCAGCCGTATCCCGACCAGTGGGCGTTTCTCGCATCCGTTGCGCGGATGCCCGCGCATGACATCGAACCGACCATCCTGCGCGCCACGGGCGGCGCGCATCCGCTGGACGTGACCTTCATCGACGACGAGGATCTGGCCACGCCGTGGAAGCGGGAAAGCAAACCAGCCAAGCTGGCCGGTCTGATGCCCAAATCGCTGACCGTAGTCCTGGCCAATCAGATCTATTTCGAGAAGGCGCAACTGCCGCAGGCGCTGGCCAATCGCCTGATCCGGCTGGCAGCCTTTCAGAATCCGGAGTTCTATAGGGCGCAGGCGATGCGGATGTCGGTGTGGGACAAGCCGCGCATCATCGGCTGCGCCGAAAATTTTCCGCAGCACATCGCGCTGCCGCGCGGGTGTTTCGACGCCGCGCGCGACCTGTTGGTGGACAACGGCATTCGCCTCGACCTACGCGACGAGCGCCACGCCGGAACACCCATCGCCGTCGGCTTCAGCGGCACGCTGCGCCCAGACCAGGAAGCCGCCGTGGCGGCGATGCTGGATCACGATGCTGGCGTGCTGTGCGCGCCAACGGCCTTCGGTAAAACAGTGACGGCCGCAGCAATCATCGCCCGGCGTGGCGTCAACACCGTGGTGCTGGTACACCGAACGGAACTTCTCAAGCAGTGGCAGGTGCGCATTGCCGCATTCCTGGATGCAGGCAAGGATGTGATCGGCGTCATCGGCGGCGGCAAGAACAAGCCCACCGGCCAGATCGATATCGCGGTGATGCAATCGCTTTCGCGTCAAGGCGAGGTCGATCCACTGGTGGAAAGCTACGGGCAGGTGATCGTGGACGAATGCCACCATGTCGGTGCAGCGTCCTTCGATGCCATCCTGCGGCGTGCGAAGGTAAAACACGTGGTCGGCCTGACGGCAACGCCGATTCGTCGCGACGGGCAACAGCCCATCATCTTCATGCAGTGCGGGCCGATCCGTCACAAGGCGGCGCAGCCGCTTGACGCGCCGCACGATCTGGCGGTGAAGCCGCAGTTCATCGAGTCTCCGATCGCTCTGCCGTCGGAGGCGGGCATTCAGGATGTCTTCCGGCATCTGGCACAAGACGCGGCCCGCACGGCAGCCATCGCCAGCGCGATCACCGACGCCTTCCGGCAAGGCCGTAAGGTGCTCGCGTTGACCGAACGCACCGAGCACATCGACGCCATTCGCGCCGCGTTGGCGGGTCAGGTGCCGGAACCGTTCGTGTTGCACGGCCGGATGTCAAAAAAGCAGCGCGCCGCGTTGATCGCCGCACTCGATGCCTTGTCGCCGGACGCGCCGCGCGTGCTGCTGGCCACCGGCAAGCTGGTTGGCGAAGGCTTCGACCATCCACCACTGGACACCTTGGTGCTGGCGTTGCCCGTCTCGTGGAAAGGCACGCTGCAGCAATACGCCGGTCGCCTGCACCGGGAACACGCCAGCAAGACCGATGTGCGCATCCTCGACTTCGTCGACACGGGGCATCCGGCCTTGCTGCGGATGTGGGACAAGCGCCAGCGTGGCTATCGGGCGATGGGGTATCGCCTCGATTCGGGTGCGCCGTCTGTCGGGCGTTTCGAATGGTGATGTCGGTTGGGTAGGGCGTCGGAACAGGCGGGTAGACAATCTATGCCACTCGGTGGCACAATAGAGCCGATGACGCGAGTGTTCAAAACTCGCCACTTCCAGCGATGGATGCGCAAGACGGAGCTCACCGATGCCGTCCTGTGCAAGGCCGTTCAGGAGATGGCGGCCGGCCTGATCGACGCTGACCTCGGCGGCAGCGTGGTGAAGAAACGCGTTGGGCTGGCGGGGCGTGGCAAGCGTGGCGGCGTGCGCACACTGGTCGCCACCAACAAGGGCAACCGTTGGTTCTTCGTGTTCGGTTTCGAGAAGAACGAACGGGCGAATGTCAGCGACGAGGAACTCGAAGGCTTGCAGACCATCGCCGCCGACCTGCTGGCTCGAACAGGCCCGCAACTGGATGAAGCCGTTGCCGACGGCGCTTTGCAGGAGATTTGCCAATGACCACCAAGACCAAGAGCCGCATGCTCGAAGCCGTCCACGAATCGGCCAGCGATCTGCATCGCCTGGGATTCATCGACAAGCGCAAGATGCAGAAATACGACGCGCTGTGCCTGGAGCCGGTACAGGACTACGACGCCGAAAAGGTCAAGGCGCTGCGCGAGCGATTGCACCTGAGCCAGGCTGTGCTGGCCAGCGTGCTGAACACCAGCACGTCCACTGTCCGCAAGTGGGAGGTGGGCGACAAGCGCCCGAGCGGGCCGTCGCAGAAGCTGCTGGACATCCTCGAGCGCAAGGGACTGGAAGCAGTTCTTTGATCCGCCCATTGCCGCTCACGCCCGCTGCATTGCTATTCAAGCGACGGAGACGGAATTGAACCGGCGTCCGTCCACCACCATACACAAGGGCTCGGATAGTCTCCGGGCCCTTTTTCTTGCCTGAAATCCCCGCACCATGCGGGGTTCCGGCCACCTGTGCTGCGGGTGACCATCACCCGAAACTCCCGAAATCGGCCATTTTCTCGGCCAGAGCCGTCTCTGTTCTCCGTTTGGCCTGCGGGTAGGCGCAGATGGGGCTTTAGCAAAATCAACAACTTACGCGGGCAGGTTCATCGTCAACCAAGGCCACCAGTCAGGCATCGAACGCTGTGACCACATCCCGCCACGCCTTCAAGTCGGTGGTCAGCGAGTGAATCGGACCCTTGAAGCGAAAATGTCGACGATGACCAATAGGAAGAAAATCACCGCCGATCTGCAGTCTGCGCTGTCTGGGCAAAGCCCACTGAGCATCGATCTGTACGTGGAAGTTCTGGCCGACTACGAGGACGAGCTCAAGGCCTCGCTGGACAAGGACGCCGATGACGCCCTGCTGTGCATGCTGGCGGACGACGGTGACGTGGCGATGATGGTCATCGAATGGGATGGCAGCATCTACCGGAATGAATACGCGTTGAAAAAGCTGCAGGCCATGTGGCGGCACAGCTTTGAGATCAATGTGCAGACCCTCGTGCCCATCCTCAGTGACCACATCAGCCAGAAAAACCTGGGGGTGGCAGGTATCAAGTGGCTGCCCGCATCCAGCGATTGAAGCGGGTTGACGGACTGCGGTCCTGGTTACGAATCGAATGCGGCCACCGCCTCCCGCTGCGCCACCCAGTCCGTCGGCAGCGGATTCCGCTGGAACCACAGCAGGCTCATGCACCGGGGCTGCTGCCCGGCCAGGATGCTCTGGATGATGGCAGGCTCCAGCAGCGTCAGACGCAGCAGCTCGTTGACCGTCGAATGGTGCATTCCCTCGCGCTGGGCGATTTCGCTGCCGTTGCCGACCACACCATCGTCGAGCAGTTGCTGCCAGTAGTAGGCCCGCGTCAGGGCCACCAGCAAGGGCTGGTCGATATGGCTGGCGACCTTGCCCGGCGACTCGACCGCCCCATCTGGCCGCACCACCACTTTGCTGGCGCCGCGCTTCCTGATCTTCAACGGGATGAAGGTGGACAGTTTCACCTGGCCGCCATCCCGGCGCTCGCGGGCGATTGCCGCTCCCAATGGCTGCACTTTCGACTTCATACGGTTTCCTCCATCTCCTGCAGTTCTGCGCCGATGGTTCCGGGTAGCAGTTCCCCGGCCAGTTCCTGCCAGCCCTGATCGCGCCAGATGATCTCTAACCCGCCATCGGCAATCACCACGCGCTCGATCAGCAACTGCGCCAGCCTGAGCAACTGGGTGCGCCAGAGCGCCCAGGGTGTCGATGTGGGCGGTGCTGCAGGCAAAGCAGCAGGCATCACACCCGAGCAAATGGAGCTGGCGCGGCTGCGCGCAGAAGTGGCCAGGCTGCGCATGGAGCGCGACATCGCAAAAAAAGCCGCGGCTCCCTTCCGCAGGACACGCTGCGAGGTACGCCTGGATTTACCAAATGAGAAAGCAGTACCCGGTGAGCATTTCCTGCGAAGTGCTGGAGGTCAGCGCCAGTGGGTACTTCATTTGGCAGCGCCGCCGTCACGCCAGTCGCTCAGGGCCTGCTGGGCGCCAGAGCGACGAAGCCTTGCTGGCCCACATGCGGGCCATCCACGCCCAGGTCAAAGGCGAATACGGCTGGCCGCGCATGCACAAGGAGCTGCTGGCGCGCGGGATTCGGGTGGGTAAAGACCGGGTGCGCAAGCTGATGAAGCAACACGGCATCAAGGCACGGACCAAGCGCAAATTTGTGGTGACGACCGACAGCAAACACAGCCTGCCGGTGGCGCCCGATCTGGTGCAACGCCGCTTCAACCCCGAGGCGCCAAATCAGCTGTGGAGCGGCGATATCACCTACATTGCCACCGACGAGGGCTGGGTGTACTTAGCGGCGGTGATTGACCTGTTCAGCCGTCAGGTGGTGGGCTGGAGTATGCAGGCCCACATGCACACCAGCCTGGTCAACGACGCTTTGACCATGGCGTGGTTCCGTCGTCGCCCTGAGGCCGGCCTGATCTTCCACAGCGATCGTGGCAGCCAGTACTGCAGCCATGAATTCCAAGACGCTTTGCGGGGCTGGGAGATGCGCTCGTCAATGAGCAGGAAGGGCAACTGCTGGGATAACGCGCCGACCGAAAGCTTCTGGGGTCGGTTGAAAACGGCCAGCCTGTACGGCAGGAAGTTCGCTACCCGGCGTGAGGCCATGGACGCAGTGCTGGGCTGGATGGCTTTCTACAATCACCGACGCTTGCACTCGACGCTGGGGTACCTCAGCCCGATGCAGTATGAGCACCGCTGGTACGAGGCACAGCGTAAAAAGGCCGCGTAAACCGTGGGCTAAGAACTACACGTAACAGGGGCAAGGTCATCGTAGGTACCTATCCATTTTTTCATTCTTTTTTGCACCTTGGTGACCTACAGATCGAAACGCTCTTGGCACAAGGCTATAATCGAAGGCTTCGGAGAGGTGGATGAGCGGTTTAAGTCGCACGCCTGGAAAGCGTGTGTGGGCTAATCCCCACCGCGGGTTCGAATCCCGCCCTCTCCGCCATATATAACCCTAAGTGATTGATTCACTTAGGGTTTTTTCTTTGGTGGCTTGTCTTCCCGCCTAAGCACCCGCCCAAAGTCAACTCGGCAGGGCCTGCACTTGATTGCAGCGGGTTCGGGGGAGGGCTTCAAGGTGTTTCACTTGGCGTGAATCCATGCAAAGCAATTGCGTGAAAAGGCGAATCCCGACCGGGATCGCCTTGCCGGTTGTCGGAATGGGGCATTGTCAATCGTCGGTGGCCTCAAGCCGCTTTCGACGTTCCCTGCACCATCTTCATTGCGGAGCCGATCAATGCCGACACTTCGGTCATGTTGCTGGGGACGATGAGTGTGGTTGTGGCGTCCGATGCCACCTGGCTGTAGGCCTCGACGGCTTTCTCGGCGACCTTGAGCTGTACGGCCTCCTGGCCGCCGGGCTGGCGGATGGCAGTGGCGACACGTTCAATGGCTTCGGCCGTGGCCTGCGCCACGGCGCGTATGGACTCTGCCTCGCCCATGGCCTTGTTGATGACCGCCTGCTTTTCGCCCTCAGAGCGTGCGATGAAGGCCTCGCGTTCGCCGGTGGCGATGTTGATCTGTTCCTGGCGGCGGCCTTCCGACGCAGCGATCAGTGCGCGCTTTTCGCGCTCGGCCGTGATTTGCGCCTGCATGGCGTG